CTCATTCAGATTGATGAGAGTTGAGCTATTCGCAGAGCTAACAAAAGTTTTGCTATTGCCGTTGATAAATGCGCTCGCTTGTCCGTACGTAGATCCGGCGGTTCTTCTGTAGCCTGCAATGTTGTAATTGTTGTCAGGCGCGCCCGAAAACAAGCAGTTGCCGTTGTTGTAACGGTATCCCATCTCATCAGTGCGCAGAGTATTAGACAGACATGCCCCTGCATTTATGCCAACCTGAAAAAGGCGAGAGTATGTAGACCCATCCAATGTCTTGGCAACAAACACTGTTGTCACGGCTGGGTTGCCGCTCAGCCCTAACGTAGATGCGTTTATCAAGTGATCGGTGACGCCATTCGCGAAAACAATCTCACCTGTTCTCAGCTCAGGCCGCAGCGCTGCATCTGACTGCGAAAAATGCCGATTGTTTCCGCTCTTATCTCTCCATTCGGATACTTTGCCAGATATAGATGTGATGGTAGAGGCATCAGTAATATCGCCCCAAAAGAGAAGGGATGGTTCATCAGTCGGTATCCATAGCTGAGGCGCGATCGCTGCGACTGTAGCCACTGGATTAAGAAACGCGCCCATCGGACGCCCGGTTAGGATTGGCATAATTAAACCGTGTAAGCAGGCATTGAATCGCCTGCGCCTAATTCATGCATTTCAAAGTTGTCGAAGCGCATGATAACCGCGTCGCTCGTGCCAGCCTGCTTGAAATATCCAATACCTGCTGAGCCTGACGCATTCAGCAAGGTCGCTGTATTGTCAGTGTGAGTAAAGTCAAACAAGACTGTTCCAGTTGCTTTTTCGTAGCCTTGACCTTTTATCTCTGTTGCAGATCCGTTAGTGACCGCTGACGCCTGAATGACGTAAGCTTTCGCTTTATCCCACGGCACCGAGAATGGCACGTAAGCTTCGGTGAATCCGGGAAACTGCGAGGCAAAGGTATCTGTGGAGTAGCTGGCTTTGTTTACGCCGACTCGCACAGATGGTGTACTGCGTCCAGGCCGGACGGAGAGGTGATATCCACTATGCTCAGGATGTACGTATCTGAGATATAGATGGAAGCTTGGCTCTCCGTCCCATGTCTGTGCGGGCAGCTCCATGCGCGCCCACATGTTTTTGAACGAGTTCGCAGCCGGTCGCATGATGCGCGGATACCTTTTGATGGTGCCCACCGCTTCGTTATTGAGTCGTCTGAAGTAACCGGGCGCTGTGCCGTTGGCCTGCCAATATTGAACCCAGTCCGCTAGCGTGCCGTCTGCTGTGTCAGCGCCGCTGAAGTCTGTTGAATACGAGTAAGTCGCTGGCGCTGCGATCGCATCCTTAGAGATTGGCGTGCTCTCTTCTAGCACCGCTTCAATCTTGCCTGCCATGCATTGATAGCCAGCGATTGAGTAATGGATTTGGTCGGGCAATAGCTCGCACTCGTCCACATTAATCAGTGCGTCACTCACATTCTGATGTGCAGTGCGAATAATGTTGGTGTTTGGATAGTTGGCATCGATATGCAAACGCACCATGTAAAACGGAATTGTCGCGCCAACAATCGAGCGAATCTCTGTTCTCAATGCTTCGACTTTTGCTTGATAAGCATTGGCCAAGGCAACTGTTCCATTCGCGTCGTTCTCGCCTTGGATGCCGATAGATCCAAACTCTTCCCAGCCGCCAGGATATGCGGTGCTGAGGATTGCCAAGCTTTGCTGATTATGCGCGGCCCATGCAGTGCGCTGCGTCTCGCCGGGATTCCAGCCGCCGCCGCTATTAAAGCCCGTCCCACCTTGCGCAGTGACGACAAATACGAAGTCTTTATTTGGATACGCGGCTTCGAGTGACAGTGCTAGATAAATGAGGCTTCCGTAGTTTTGGCTAAAGCTGGCGTCAATTGTCTTTATCGTGTTGCTGCTGTCTTCGATAAACTTTGCGCGTGATGGGTAAGGCCCTGGGTAGGTGCCATTCTGAACAGTCCCATAAGTGTTGCTCTGGCCCCAGAACCTGACGATCGCTGGTTCTGTCGTTTGAGTGAATGCGTTGTAAGGCGCTGATACAACGCCCTCACTCTTTGGGAAGTAGCTCTCATCTAGCGTCTGATACGCAATAGCCACTGTGACCGCTTGCGCGGGCACTGGCTTGATCACCAGCGGCTTACCCGGTGGCCATAGGATGCCTAAGTTTGCTGGGTATGCTTCACTGATGCCGCCGCCCTTCACGGGCGCGTCAATCGTCCATACCTTTGTTGGCGTATTGGCGGTTAAAGCATCTTGCAACAGAATATCGCAAGGGCTTTCAGCCACTTTATTCTGCACGCATACATAAGTGAAATACAGCTGATCCGTGCCTAGTGCTGGCGTGGGAATCACGACTGTTTCGTCTGTGATAGTGAGCGGTTCAAACTTTGGCAGCACGCGGGCGCGAGCAATAGCCGCGTCGCCATCGCTGGCCAGCACAACAGATAAAGAATCTGTCGCGGCCTTTTGACCTCTATCAAATTGTGTAATCTGTTGTGCTTTCACGTTTACCTTTGTAAAAGAAAAAGGCCGCTGAGTGATATCACTCAGCGGCCTCTATTCGACTCCATACCATCTAGTCTAATTGACCTAAGCGACTGTATTCGCTACGTCTTTTAGTACGGTGATACCTTGCTTCGGATTGTGGCACTTAAGCTGTAGAGACGTGGACATCTCAAATTCGATAACGTCAGGATGATCGTCATTGACAAGCGCCATGCGCCATTGCAAACCGTTGTAGCCAAAAAACGAAATCTTATCGTCATTCATCGCCGCTGCGTCAGCGTCATTGAATGAATAAAGACCAAGCTTCATCGGATCTAAGAACAGGATCTGATTGTCTACGGCGCTGACAACGTCGCTAATGATGGGGATGCCATCAGCGGCGTAACGCACATACGGGAGCACATCGGCAACGATGTTCGTAAATGGCGATTGCGCTTGCGCTTCATTTTTGAATAGCTTACGCATTACGTCAGTCTCGATCACGTCACTAGTCAGCGCGACTAGATTAGTGCCCGTGTTGGGACGTGATGTCGCACCCGCGATGCGTCGTTGACGCAACACCTGAGTGAACTTGTCAACGGTCAGCTCTTCTGGCGTACCTGGCGTTGCACCATCAATCTGAATAGAGCGCCAACGCGGCTCAGTTGTGCGGCTGATGCCGGCATAGGTGCCCGTCTGCTTAGCCACTTCGTTAAGCCCGACGACGCCATAAGACGTATTGTTCAAAGTCCCAACACCTTCGTACAGCGCCCGGTTCATCTCTTGAGTGATCGAGATCAGCGCATCATTGATTTCGATGCCGACAGGATCGCGCAATACGCCAATCTTGCTAATAGATGCCGCTTCGATTAGGTCACGCTTTAGCACCTTAAGTTGATGCTTAAAGTAATAGTTAGGGATTAGCAATTGCGCGGGCTCTACTTTGCCCTTGCTATCTTCAGTGAGCGGCCCGGCAACTTCACGGCCTGACGCTCCGGCATTGCCTAACTTAGCGCCCCATTCAATAGCGCGCTGTGTTTGCAGTTGGGTTGAACCTGCGAGCAATCCTAGTAAAGGCGCTTCAGTCAGTCGGGTTTCAGCTAGCTGTTGCTCTGCGCGTGCGCACATCAGCTCAGCAGGGGTATATTCTGGCATTTTGATTTACTAGGATTTTCCTAGGATTAGTTAATTTTCAAAGTGGCTTCGCCGCTGGCGAATTCAGACAAGATCTGTTCAGATCTGCTTGAGTACTTGCCCGCATTAGGCGCAGGCGCATCGTTAGGCGTTTCTTTAGCACCGCTTCCCTGCACGCCAGACGGCGGCACAAAGACTTTGCCATTGTCAGTGCCTAGATAAGCCTTGACGCTATCCGCAAGACCGACAGTGCGATCGCCGTCAACGACGAACCATTGATCACCATCGCGCTTAAGTTTATCGGCGTAGTCAGTCGCCAAAACCTGGCGCAATAGCCCTTGATGTTGAGCATTGGAGTCAGCAATCGCACTAACTAACGCAGTCGTCGAAGCCTCAGTGAACGCTTGCTTACGTTCGGCCTCAAGGTCAGCGGCCTGTTGCTCAAGCCGTTTATTTACATCAGCTAGCTGTGTTTGCAATGCTTGCACAGCTAAATTAGATGGCTCAGCTTTGGCGTCTTTTTCGTCGCCGTCACTATTGCTATCTTCTTTTTTGCCTTTAGGCTTGGATGATGATTTAGAAAGCGCTGCGATCTCTCGGCTCATCTTGGCAGCTAAGCCCGTGGTGGCCTTGGTGACTAGGGCGCTGGTCGCCTCTGTAATCTGGCTGGTGAGCTGCTGCGAATGGGTCTTGAAACGCTCATCAAGACTTGAATTGTTCGCCTCCAAAGACGCGTCAATCAATGCTTGAATTTCTTCCTGTGTCATCTCGAATCTTCCTTATATTTAGGATGTCTACCTGTCAATCTGGGTAGTTCAGATATCAATCTTCGGCTTCTTATATCGCCCTCACGATTCGGGCGTTGCTTCCGCACTGGCCAATGCGGTTGCAGCTTCGATAGGCATAGTCGCCAATTCGTCAGCAACTATGTTTTTCTGCTCAGGCGTCAGATTGCCAAGCAAAAAAGCTAGCAATTTCTCACGCACAAGCACGAATAAAGTCGGCGGTAGCAATAGCGCTAACCGCTCAATGTCGATCTCTACGAACGCTGTCAGAGACTCGATAAAGTCAGACGCTTTATCATGGCCAAATTCATCTAGGCCCGATACCGCAATTTCCGAATACTGTCTATTGCCTGTCGCCTTCGCGACGAGTTGATAGATATCTTGTAGGGCGTCTGTGAAAATATGGCCATAGCTTTGTAGCCGTTCGTCTTCGTTGACGAAATCCATTTTCTTAGACTCACCTGAGGCTTCGCTGACGTTCTCGCCTTCCGAATAAGCTGCGCCGCCAATGGCTAATAATGCCCGTATCTCTTTTTTCGCTCTCTCAAGCGTGATAGTCAGCGGCTCAATGATCGCGCCGGTCGGCTCCGACCATGAAAAGTTGTCAGCCTCTACGACATGTTGTAAGCCTGTCGGTAACTCAGACGCTTGTTCAAACGTTACATCCAGGCTGTCTGGAATCATGGCGCGCTTATAATATCGCTGCCAATAGGCATTGGTTAATAAGTCATAGCGATGCGCTTCAAGCCTTAACGATTCCTCAGCCTTTGGGTAAGCCTGATTGCCGCCCCACATTTCATACGGTAGGACAACCCTGACGACCGGCACACAGCCGAAGCCATGACGCACCATGTCAACTTGCGATACTTCGTAAGCATCATTGAATAAGCTTACATAGTCGCCTCTATCATTTAGAATACTTCGGATTTTGCCATCCACGACCTTAACGTAGGCCGCGTAGGTGCAGATGCATTCATCATCAATAAACGTCCACAGCGCTTTCATACGAGGCGCAGCCGTTGGCGTCACCTCTTCGACAACCTGAAACACTTTCACCCAGGCAATAGCGCCGTCATCTTTTTCGTCCCAACTCAGTACTTGCGCAGAGCTATAGAGGATTACTCTAGGCTTCAGCCCTAACGCCTCTTCATCAGCCGCCGATCGTGGCGTGTAAGGCGCGCGCGGCTTATCGACATGCGCCCATACCTGGCGATAGGGTAGGCAATGACTGAATAACTCGTTCAATAGCTGGCGCTCAGTGCGGCCTTTACCATCATTGTTTTCCCTGAACTCAGACCATAAGTCTTCGTCGATAGGGCCTGATATGTGTACCTGGCCATTGCTAAACTTAGTTGCCAATTGCGACACCGCCGCACCAAGCACATTACTGTACGTGAATTTTTCTATTCGCGCCTTATAGATATCGTCCTCTTCGTCGCGGCGTTGCTTTAGAAATAATGATAATTTGTCACGCAGTTTATAGCCGCCCTTGACGAGCAATGCGATGCGCTCAATGTGTGGCGACACCTCCGTGTACTCACCGCGCTCACTTTGTAAGACGCCAATCTTTAGCTTGTCTGGATAGTCCATATTTTGTTTCCTCGCTCTTGTTGCGCCTTGTTGCGATCACGGTTAATATCTATTCATTGCGGCAGGTTCGGGCTGGATATGTACGCAAACACAGAAGAGCCCCTCAGATTTTCTCTGAGGGGCTCTTCTGTGTTTGCTATTGCCCTGTGACTTAAGTCACCATCACAAAGCCTTGCGCCTTGCTATAGCGTCGAATCGATTGCATCTGTGCACCCGTGAGAGTGCCTTGGGTCATCAGCGCTGTGTAAGTACTCGTCGCCATTACTCGCATCATCCGACGACGGCGGCCAACAATCATGTCAATCGCCTCTGGCACGGCTTCGCCTTCCATGATGGCGATATCGCCCAGCGTGTCGCCATCTTCGATCTTGACGGCTAAGTCCTCTAAGCCGTCGTAGTAAAGTACATCTAAAAACATTGTATCTGTATGGTTTTGTGAGAATGTGTGTGATAACAAGTATCTTTTATTAGTCTATGTACGGAGCCGACCGCGTAGGGGACTCACTCACAGACACTTTATATTCGTTCAAATTCACTCAGATTTAGCCAAATTCAGTGCATTTACTTAAGCAACGCGTTCTAAAGTACACAGGCAATTACCGATGCACTGGCACGCCTGGCCCGGCAATACCATATCGACCAGCCTCATGGGAGGTAGCGCAGAATACAGCACGCATTGCCGACAATGGTTAGAGCCGTGCAGGACACGTTTGAATAATACGTCTTCGCCGCGCGCATCTCGTGACCAGACTTGCCATGCCGCTGTGCGGGCGCTCTTTAGATATAGCGTCATCCGATGCGCAAACATGGCGATCGTAATCGCACCGAGCGCATACTCAGCGAATAGCTGCGATAGCGACCATTCCTTCGTTTCTGGGTTGTCTTGATCTTCTAATGCAGCGTTGACGATGGCGCGTTGCTCAGGCGTCAACGCACCGCTGGCCGTGGCTGTAGCGACAGACAAATATAGATTATCTAGCAGACTGCGCGCAGCCGCCTTGAATCTTGCCCAGGTTAGGTCGCCAGATTCTAGCGATTCTAGATAGCTTTTTAGATCTGCTATTGCCGCCGCGATCAGCCTGTTAACTTTGTCACCCGGAAAATCTGCCATGTTTTAGTATCAATGTATTTTGAATGATGGCGTGATGCGCGTCACGCTACGCTATCAACCGGCATGATATAGCGTCCCTCTAGCTGGCAGATAATATAAAGTGTGGCGTCTATACTGTGATCGCTTTGGCCCTTGGCCGGTTCACTGAGTAAGCGGCCTTCACCATCTTTGGCGCGATGGTAGTCTGAGAATTCGCTATAGAGACAATGGCACTCAGGGCCAAGCCATAGACGCTTTTGATAAAATAATGAGTTGCCAATCAGGGCGCGTTCCATTACGCCAGGCTTAGAGCGTACGACTTGTACGGCCTTGGTCATGCCGCTTAGTCCGTTATGCTTGCCATACCTTCGGAATGCGCGAATAGACGCAGGGCGATCGTCGGGCAAGAACCATCTCTCCACACCGTACACGCTTTCGAGTTCATGGGCCTTGGCTTCGACTTCGTCGCTAGTGACCGGCAGGCCCGTGGTGTTTCGCCATTGGTCTAATAGGTAATAGTGCGAGTCGTGGGAGATGCCGATGACTACCATCTGAGGATTAAGGTCGCCCCAGTCCATTCCGCCGAATACTGCGCGATAGCTGCTTGGCACTGCGTCAGCCTTTGCCGCGTTAGTGATATGAGGGAATAGTTGCCCATCGAAGTCTTCAAAGCTGCCCATATATTCCTGGCGGAACACCTTGGGTGGCAACTGCTCTTCGGCCCGGCTTAGCTCTCTTCTCGATATAAACGGATTGTCGAAACTGGTCGCGTGAAAATACGCCCATGACTTCTCAAGATGCGCGCGCTTAGCAAACTCATAAAAGTGGCTATTCTTTCCTTTGGGCGTTCCGATCACTAAGGCTTGATAGCCTTTGTTGCGCACTAATGCGGGCTGGATAACTTTGTCCCACACTTCCGGTGAAAAGTCTTGATACTCATCAAGCCCAGCCCATGCCGGATTTAAGCCACGCAGGCGATCGCCTTGCCTGTCAGCACCCCGCACTACTAGATCAGGCCGATCGCCTTTCCAGATGACTCGAAAGTCTGACTTATCACAGCGTTCGACAATGGGCAAACGTTCTAACAAATTTAGTAACGGTATCCAATGGATGGCGCGCGCCATCTTCAATGTGGGCATCGCTATCAATGCAATCTGGGGCGAGATTGGATTGATAGGCCCGCGCCAGGTCAGGCAAAATAGAATGGCCGTCACAATCAACAAAACGCTTTTACCAAAACCGCGTCCCGCGCATAGCACCTTGACCTGGGCGCGATGCCTAAATATGCGAATTTGCTTATTGTGTAAGTCTAGGTTTATCCCTAGCGCTTGCAGCAGCATCAATCATCTTCCTGGAAGTCGTCGCCGTCGTCAGTCCATTCATCATCATTAGGTTCTGCAACGTTGATCGTAATCTCAAACGCTTCGCGCGTCGCCTTATCAGCGTCTAAGATGCGTTCAATAATCCATCGCGACGGTGCGTAGCCAATGCGTACTTCAGTAAACGATCCTTCATTATCGCCGCTGCGCTCGATGGTGACTTTCCCGCGCGTCTTCAAATACTCTAGTATCCATTCATTCGCCAGGCGTTGCTTTTCCTGCAACTCCGCCACCTTGGCATCGACGTCAGCCGGATCGGGAATATGGCCATTACTGATAACGTCGTCTAGCTCAGGATACTTTTTGCGCCAAGTCGTTAGCGTGCGGCGCGTGATTCCCATCGCAGCGGCGATCTCATTCTTCGTCGCATATTGCTTCGCCATGCGGCGCGCGATGTCTAATAGCTCCGGGCCGTATGACGAGTGTCCCTTGTTTGTCTTTTTTCGTATGCTCATACCTTTTAGTAGCCTTCAGATTTTGCCATCTTCAATTCAGTACAAGCGTATCTCAGGCCATAGCACTGTCGCCAATGCGTCCAACGCCGACACATAGTCGCCGCGCTGCGCAGATGCAACCTCATCGAATAAGCAATGCTCAGCTATGATCGCCGCTTCGGCATTAGCTCCAATTAGCTTAAGCGCAGCGCAAATGTCTGAGGATTCCAATACTGACAGCAGCGGCTTGCCGGGCACCAATTCACTGAGCGGTGCATTCACCCGCGTCGCGTCCACCATATCTAAAGCGCCCGCATAATACTGCGCCAATGCTTCGGCCAATTCTTCTAGGTCAATACAATGCGCTGCGGGCGCGATCGTCGAAGTCTTTGGCGTGGATGCGACATGATAGCGCGGCGGCGTCTCACGGTGCCTTAGATGCCTAGCACTGAATCTGGCGACGCCCTTGAAATCTGGGGTTATGGCTAGCGCGCTTTGCATCGTCATCATAAGGTCTGTCACTAATTGCTTCGTTTTCTGCTTCCATTGTAAACGAGAATTAGAGGGCGCTTTGATAGACCTCATCGTTGTAGACGAGTATTCGACTATTCAAGGCGTCAGCAGTTCGAGCCTCATAGCGCTGGTTGATGAACGCTTCTAGGTTTTGGTTCAACCATTCCTTTACCCGCTTTGCGCCGTCAGTGTCACCACGCTTTAGGCAATGGCGGTAAGCATGACGCGCGCCCGCACATTCAGCACCGCGCGCTGCAAGGCGATAGTGCGGACTCATGCGTAAAAATAGATGCCATAGGAACGAAGGCGTCACACCCCATCGCTTAGCGACGGCCTTAACGCTATCGCCCGACAGGACGTAATCAAGTAGCATCTGTCGCCTGTCGCCTGCCCAGTCCCATCGAAGCTTGTAATCTGCGTCAGACTGCTTTAGCGCCCGGTAGACGGTGGTGAGGCTTGTGTTGTACGCCTTGGCGATCTTCATTGCGCTCAGGCCCGCGCAATAGCGCTTATAAGCTTCGGTGTTTAACGCGCGGCTGGCCGTCGATAAGGTGCGATTGCTGTGTCGTTTGACCTTGGTGTTTTCCATATTTCGCCTCGTTTTTTAGAGCTAGTAAAAAGCAAAAGCGAAAATAGGGCTTTCGCTTTTGCGCCTTCAGTGCGGTCCGTTACGCCGGTACTAAGACTTTTCCTGTCGCCTGAAGATTGACTAGGTAGGCTTGAGTCTCGTGGCTCAAACTTCTAAACGCCGCAGTCCACAATTCGGGTGATTGAGCCCGCATTATTGCCCTAAGTTCGGTAAATTCCTCGTCGGTGGTGACCATTTCTATCAGGTCTGCGATGTCTTTAACGTCGCCTGGGTCTAATTTCATGGTGTGCTCCGGCGCGCCCTGATAAACGGGTTCGATTTGGGGTGTGATTCGGTCTGATTCGAAGTCAACAGATGCGTCTATATCTCTATTATAAGGATCTGTTGTCTTTTTATCTGTTGTCTTTTCTGGCTGTAAGTCGCTCTGCGACTCAGCTTCAGCGTTTAGGTCATTTTTCGCCTTTTCAATCAGTGCTTCGTCAGCATCCTGACGGATAATCGCAAACTTTTCGTAGTCGATAATGGGTGTTTTGACCCCATCTTTTTCGATGATCAGCTTATCGACGAGGCCATATTTATGTACCTGGCGACCGTCGATAGTGACGCGCCCTTGTGATTTGACATCGAGGTGCATCGTCTTTAGTAATGACTTAATCAAAGTGATGGGCTTTGACACTTCGATGTCGTGAGTATCGGGCGCGTCGCCTTTACCAAAGATGACGATCTTCTTCCCGACCGTGATATTTAGTACAGACTTCACATCGTCGGCCTGAGCTTTCATCTTTTCTATGATGCTAACGACCTGGGGAGATACTTCGGTGATGACGGCATCAGGCTTTGATAGATGCGCCAGCAATGCGGGCACGCCTAGATCTTCCTGCATCGCCACCTTATGAGACTGAGCAGTGCGCAAGATGTCATCAGCCCAGGTGCGACCGCGCTTAGCGCCCTGTTGAGCCTTGGCTGCATCGCGCTTCGCGGCCTGCTTAGCACCTAGTGATAGATATAGGCGGCTGAGTAGTTTTAGATATAGGCCGTTCTTTTCCTCTTTTATTAGCTCAGGTGTGACGGCATCGGCGTCTATGCCGTATCGTTCACAGGCTTTGGCCTTGGTGATCTGCTGTCCTTCAGTGCGGGTGCGTTGGTGCTTTGCTTCGAGTGTCGGTAGATCGACGTTATCAATGGGGACAACGCTGGTTTCTTTATTGTTGATATCAGCGCTTTGGTCACGGCAGGCTTTTAGCTCAGCCTTGAATTCTTTTTTCTCGATCGGGTCCATCGCCGCCCATCCGGGAATGAATGCGATGTCTACGGTGTAGTTAGCCGCGCGCAGCAGGTTAAAGAAACCTTCAGCATAAGCGCGGGCCTCGCCATTGCGCTTCGCCTCCATCCGCATCGCATAGCCTTGCCATAGACGGCCCACATTGCCGCCAACGAGTAAAGTGTCATCGGGTAGGTAGAATACGTCAGCATTGACCAAAGATCTTATATAGGCTTCCCATCGGTTGTTCTTGCCAGCGGCTAATAGAGCGTGGTCGGTTGCGCCATTGCCGTAAGGTGCGGGCACAATCTCTTTGCAGAATACGAAGCGTTTGATATTGGTAGGGCGATAGCGCGCCGTGGACTGCATACAATCGTCAATGCTGCCCGCGCCATTCTCAATCTGAAAAAAGCAATCAAAACCGCCTTGCTCAAAACTAATACCAGTAGAGCAAGCGTTAGTGTAGAGCACGTAATCATATTTGCCGAATATTTCAGCTTGACGATCGCGTCTTACGTCGGAATCAGGATGATTGAGATAAGAAAGGATGCGGACAGATTCGACGCGGTCTTTAGTCTCCACGCCGCCGTCAGCGTCAACAGCGATCGAAATTTCGCCAGCCTTGACTTCTATATATGTATTCGGATTGGATGGATCGTTGCAGGTCTCAGAGTCTAATACCAAGCCTTTTAGATGTGGGTAGCGCTGCTGTGCCCATCGTGAGATTGTCTGAGTGCTATAGAGCGAGGTGTCTTGTTGGCCGCTTAGCTTGGCGATAAAGCGCTCACCATTCTGCATCGCCTCGTCCATGCGGAAGAATACTTCAGCCGCTTCAGCGCAGCGATAGACGCGGCCCATGTCGCGCTTATGAGTATTGACGACGACCAAGACCTGAGCCATCGGAATGCCCATTGTGCGGGCGTAAGTTTCAATATGTAGATCGCTTAGGCCCGCACTCATCAAGAGCACTTGCTTTGAGCGATGCCCGGCCTTAGATATATTTTCCAGGCACTCAGTACGGACGTGCTTGATAGCGGTCTGCGCGGCGACCATGTGATCGGCGACCTGATCGGCTTCGTCGAAGATAGTGCGACAATGAGCCGGAACGTTACCGGTAAAGTGAGCCTTACTCTTCATGTGGCCACTGTCAGCCGTTAGGACGGAGCCTTCAAAGCTGCCATACATTTCCAGCTCTTGAGTCACGGGCAAGCCGTACATTTCGCCTTGTGATTCGCCTAATGCATTACGATGCGTGACGGCCAAAGTATAGGGCGAATCTTCTTGAGCGTGAGCCCAATCAAGATATCCCTTGATTAGCTGAGTTTTACCCGTGCCGCAATCGCTAACAAGGGCGATCAACTTATAGTCGCTGAAGGCGGAAAACAATTCGTCAGACGAATGAGGCAGATAACCATAGTCGCGTTCAAAGCCAGGCGTTGCCGTCGCGCCCGACTTGCGAGTACCGGGCAGCTCGATAGATGGAATCGTTAGCGCCGGGCAACGCAATGCAAATTCATCCCATGCCAGCAATTCATATTCGACTGGCCCGATCTCGTCGATGTCGGTGCCATTACCCAATGCATCTTTCTTGGCCATCTGGCCGTACCAGATGACGCGAAAGCTGATACCGGCTGCATCGCACTTTTTGGCAAGTGCCTTAACGCCATTTAGAACATTACGGTTCATGACCGCGCCGCCGTCAATAGCTAGGCGTAATTCTCTTACGCCGAATAATTTGCACTGCGACTTGATTTGCTTCCATGACGTTGATGCCCAGTGCGAACCGGCGACGCCTAGTACAAAGCGACCCAGGTCAATGCCGTGGATATCAGCGCGCTGTAGTGCCACCCAAGGCTTAAGAAAGCCTTCGGTAATAGTCGCGTGCGACGCGTCCGAACCTTCGACTGCGTGAACAGTAATGGGATTTTCGTCATGGCGACGAAGCTTAGCATTACCGTCTTTACTTAGCCAAAGATATTTCGCACCGCTCCAACCGGTCGCAACCTGTGCGCCAAGATGGACAGATGCGATGCCGCCGCCGGGAGCTTTTCTATACTGACGGCCAACAATCGCCATGCCGGACGGCCCGGCATATCCGTTATCGTCCCACTTACCAGGCAACGCCCGGCGATCAGGATTGTCGCCTTTTTCAATACTGAACAAAAGACCTTCAGTTGTCGCCTGGCGGATTGCCTCAGCGCTGACGCCGCGCGCCTGCGTCTTCGCGCGCCAAGCATCTTCAAGGCCGTTAGCCCAGGCCCAGGCCCGCAGGTTCTCGTCAACTTTCGGTTCTTCTGATTTCTTTACGCCAGGCAATTCAAAAGACTTAGCCTTGGCTGTTTGAGCAGGCGCGGGCAGCTTAGACGATAAAGAGCCAGCCGCGTAAGTCGTCTGTGCCCTCTTACTCTTATCCCACTTAGCCGCCGGTATCCATGTGCCGGAGCCTGCGCGATCGGTGCCCTTGAATCGGTAACCATTAGAGCTTTCGCCATGATGGCCATCGCGACGTACCCAGCAGCTAATAAAACCGCTTTCCCATTCGCGGCACTTCTTACCTGAATTCTTCTTAGTGCGATCGGCCCGGCATACTGGGCAATCTGATAGAGACTTAAACTGAGCCATTTATACGCCCTCCTGTAGTGTCTGTGAGGACGCTGAAAAAACAAATTGCCCTTTCCCGCTCCGGTCGTTTATACTTGTCATGTCAGCCATTGGGTTTACTTCTTTTACTTCTTTGCTGTCACCCGTCCATGCTTTCGTCGGCTGTGGACTCATATACAACACCCGAAACCCAGGAAATCCCATTTCTGGGTTTTTTGTTGGCGATGTAAACTTATCCACAGAGCAAACCTGAACGCTGACTACATAGTACTCTATCACGATTGCAATTGCACGAAATGCAGCAATATATGTAAATAAGTTCGCTATTCGCCAGTGTGATTTGAATCGCAATCCATTCTAAAACATATTGACATAGGGTCATCAAGGGCGCTACATTCTAGACAGTTCTTGAGGATCAGCGAAATGGTAACATCAGCAACGGCGGCGAAAAAGAAGCAAAGGACACGCAAGCCGCGCGCGTCCAGACGAAAAGTGAAGCAACAAAAAATGCAGAAATCTTTCACGCCTGAGATCGGCAGCCGTCGCGCTGCGAGTATGGGTGTCAATTCTGACGGCAGCATTCCGCCGTTCGATCAGCTACCGGGCGAAGTAAAACGCACGGCCCTTGAATATCTCATCAAGTCGACGGTGCCAAAGATGCGGCCTGATTCGACTATTTCAACCGAGCAGCTTCAGATCGTCGCAGGCTGGGCTAACGAATATCAAGAGGAATTAGAAATATTGCCGGAGTCGCCGGTAAGAATTCGATATCTAGGCATCCGTCAGCTATTCACAGAGCTACACAAATTAAAGCTAGTGCAAGAGCATCGGCAGCGTCAAAGCAATCTACGGCAGGTCGTAGCTGAGTGCACGGGTTATGAAGCATTGCCGACGGCGGGCAGTCCTGAATGGCCGATCGCGCCATCGCTCTTGTACATTGGGTCAACGCTCGCCACGTTAGCGGGTGAGCAATCGACAGTCCGCCCGGCGATTCCTTTACTCGGTGCGATGGCCGTACTGAAGTATCAAGGAATCTTAGTCGCGGGCATTCAGCCTGGGCTTAGCGATGAGCAAATCTACGCCAGTGCATACGGCCCAAGGCATCTGAATTATTTTAAGAAGCCGCGACGCCGTTAAGGCTTATCGTGTCCAAGCACAAGAAAGCCCGATCAGTCATCCTGATCGGGCTTTCTTGTGCTTGGATTCAGCGCCAGCGCAATAGACAAAACAGCGGACTACCTTGGCCCGCTCTGTATGTGCCCACGCCTGGAAGCAATAGGCGCATAGACAGTAAAAAACCCTTTCCCCCACGCCTGGAAGCAAATGGGAAAAGGGTTTAGGCCGAAAACCTATCAACGAAACCAAACGTGAATAAGAATATATCGGCTATTACTTCCTAAAACCGATTCCCCCGCGCCTAGTAAACAACGGGAAATGGGTTCAAGGCTTTTCAGACGTTCACAAGCACAACCCAACGAAAACTAAAAACCTTAGGTCGGCTATTACAGTATAGACCAAAGACGCGCCGTCAAGCTGTCAACTTAAGAACGATTTTGATCTACCAGCTTGGCGGCGCAACCACTTTGATATTCTTCACCTTGGCGGCGACTGACGCAGCAATAGCAGGCGACTGTATGGCCTGATTCGCAGCGATATCGGCGCGCAATAGTGCGACAGTCTCACTAAAGAATTCCTGCTCTATTGCGTACCATAGCTTTCGATTCCTGTCTGACGGCGATAGCATTTCATTCTTGTCTAGTTTCATCCTGAGAAATGCGTAATAGTCTCGGGCACGATCGAGTGAATCGGGCGCGTTAAAGATAGCGCCAAGTGTCCATAACGAACGCCCGCGCGGAATGCGATTGGCCCAGTGCGTCCAGTCGGGATGGTCTTTCAGTTGCATCCAGGCGCGGCCCGGTAGCGAGTTGTACTTGAGCACTGCCGATGCTTGCAGGTACCTAAAGTATTCTTGAGCGTGCGCTTCGTTGTCAGGATTTAGTGTGGATGGTCGAACCGTCTTGATTAATGGCGCGTCGAAGCTACGCGCTAATATTTCGGGCGGATTCGCTTCGCGTTCTTGCATGACGCCGCAATGCGGACAAAAGATCTGCGCCGCGTGTATCATCTCATGGCAATTCTGGCAGGGTACTGCGAACGCGTTGATCACGTCTTCGTCTTTTTCTGCTGGAAGTGCAAAGACTTCTTTCTTATCCCATACTTTATCGCCGTATCCGTGGCGCTTGCAGTTGCCCACGAAGTCTAGAATCAGACCGTACTCTTTACCCGGCGCAGCGCGACCGGCGCGGCCAATCTGCTGATCGTGTGTCGCAGCAGATTTTGTCGGGCGCAGCAATAGCGCTAGTATCGTGTCTCTTACATCGAACCCAACGCTCAGCACGTCACGGGCCGCGAGAATGTCAATGTCGCCTTTATCAAACGCCTTGATAAGTGCGGCACGTGTTTTCTTGGTCGGATACTCATCTTTGGCTCTGCCTCGTGGCGTCTTATAGCTGATAGATTCAGCGACGAAGCCCGCACGGTTGAAACCCGCCGCGACGTTCTCGGCATGTTCGACATCAATGCAAAAGGCAATTGCCTTGCCGCCGCCGCGCTCAGCATAGACCTTGATAAATTCCTTGATAGCTTCAGGCGTATCATACAAAGTTTTCTCTGTGTCGCCGTCGCCCTTGATACCTTCGGCTGCTTCGTAGAATTCTAATGGGGCCAGACGCCCTAACCTTACCAATTCATCACGCGGCGGTGCTTGCACCAACGCGGTGAATTTATCGGCGAAGGTGTCTGTGTCTTTCATTCTTATTGGCGTTGCCGTCAGCCCGATATTAAAGCGAGGCTTGGCTGTTTCCAATATGCTCTGCCATCCAGTCTGAAAATACAGCGTGTGGGCCTCGTCGCCTATTGTCAGGTTAGGCAAATATTTCACATCAATTTCACCGCGTGCAATGCGATTGGCCGCCGTCTCTTGAGCCACTACCTGAATAGGTCGCGCATACTGCGCTTTGTATGAGTTATGAATGCATCCGATCATCTGCGGCGGAATGCCCGCAAGTTTCATCGCAGATGAAAACTCAGCGTAAGTCTGGGCGACCAACACATCTAGATGAACGCCAAACCATACGCGTTGACGACGACTGACGGCATCAGCCGCGATCTGCGCCGCCATCCTTGTCTTACCCGCGCCGCATGACGCTACGCCCAAAACGCTGCTATGCCCAGCCTTAAAGTGTCCGTATATCTCGCCAACGAAATCCTTTTGAAATTCAAATAAATTTAGTCCCATATCAACACCGCTTTCCTTTTAAGCAATCGTTTGTATATTCCTGATCTTCTCTTTCTATGTCTGCCTCTAGCGCTTCCTCGTCTGGATAAAGCGGCACGTTGCCCGACTTGGGCCGCTCAAACGATGCAGCTACCCATAAACCCATAGCCATCCATAGGCCCATGATTCCAGTCAATATCAATGCGTCTTTCAATCCCTTTCGCCCTTATAATCACCGCCCTACCATCCTAACAAGTATTCGCCTTGATGTAAATAAGTTTTAGATTTAGAGCAAAGCATATCTAAGCTTAGTCGTTAAATTTGGCACAAAGGTTGTGACAATTAGCACAACCCGCTTAGAATTGGCATAGACGAGGATTCAACATAGGAAAATACTGATATGGCTAAGCGAAAAGGAAGCATGGCGGCATTGCTAAAAGAAGAGGTAGAAAACGACGTATCGCCAGGTGCGGGGATGACTAGGCTCTCTGGATTGATTAAGGGCGACATCACGCCCGACGCGCCTGCGGTGTCAATCCCTAATGGCAGGCGAGTGAGGGAGCGGATCGAAGCGACGCCGCCTGACAAGCGGATGAAGCGCGATAGTCTGACGATGGAAGCGAAAGACGTCACGCCGCTTGATGCTGATGTTTGGATTCGCAGTGCCGCGACGAACAGACCAGTGAATCATAAGCGCGTCAAACAATACGCTGAAATGATGATTCGCGGCCAATGGATCCCGAATCATCCGCAAGGTCTGATCTTCAATAAAGAAGGAAGGCTGATCGAAGGTCAGCATAGATTGTTGGCCTGGCTAAAAGCTGCGCCAGTCATTGAGCAGAATCAGGAAGATGAGCGACACCAAGCGGCGTCGGAAGGTCGCAGCCTTGGCCACCCTTCTAGTCTAAGCATGGGTTTTGTCTGCATACTAGGCGCTGACGCTGACGTCCAGATTGCCTTAGACGCGGGCCAGACAAGAGCCATTCACCAAACCGGCCAAATAATAGGACTGGATACAACGCCAATGGCCGTCGCTATCTGCAAGGCGCTATGGATTGATCCGCGTCCTAGTAATGGCAAGATTCCTAGAATCACGGACTATAACAAAGTATTCAAAGCCTACGAGTCTTTTCGTGATGGCGTGGTCATTGCCTGTAAAAAGCATAATGGCCGGAATTCTGTCACGGTCGCGGCCATCCGCGCTGTCGTCGCCCGCGCCTATTATCGCTGCAATGGCGACGAAGATATAGAACGTCTAAAGCGCTTCGTCTATGTTTTAGATACTGGCCTCGCCACTGACGCCTCAGAACACCCCGCTGTGCTATTGCGCAATGCGTATCTTCAGATGGGTAAGCGTGGCGAGAAAGGAAACCTTGAGCTGCATCGAAAAGCGATGTGGGCACTAGATGCTTATATGGATAAAAAAGAAGTATCGACATTGCGCCAGGCGAAAAAGCAATTGTTTCCACTCGAATCGTTTGAACCCGACGAAGACGATCAAGGCGAACTTGGCATTTAATCGCTAACCTCAGACCCTTAAAAAAGCACTGCGGATCGCATTAATCCGCAGTGCTTTTTTGTTTAAAAGACAACAGATCGTCATTTTTAAGTCCAAACGCTCAAACGCCCACGCGATAAGCCTTACAGATCGAAAGACAACAGATCCTTATAATAGAGATATATAAGATTCTGTTGTCTTTTTAGACGTCGAATAATCGCCACTCAAATAGCGTTTATAGCGCGGCGGCAATAGCAGGATAAATAAAACCTATTTACATGAGATGGCGATTGTGTTAGATTAAGTGAGCAATCTTAAATCGAACGGATTACGCAAACATGATCGCCTCACTGACTAAGCCCAAAGTTTCAGCCCCCGACGAGTTAGTCCTTACCTCTCACCAGACTGACGCCTACACGGGCATAAAGAATTTTCTAGCATCCTCAGAGCGATTCTTCCTGTTGACCGGATACGCGGGCACAGGGAAATCAACGACGCTGACGCAAGCGGCTAAAGAATATCTAGCCGCAAATCCTTACGCGAGGATCGCGCTATGCGCTATGAGCAATAAAGCGGTCAAAGTTCTCAAGAATATGGCGGAAGACATCGAAATGCGCGACCGCGCCGCCGCGCTTACTATCTGCTCGCTATTAGGACTTCGACCCAAAATCAATAACCAGACAGGACAACAAGAATTTTTGCCAGACAAGAAGACGCCGCCGACGCTGCATGAATATGACGTTGTAGTTTTTGACGAATGTTCACAGATTGGTAGAACGATGTGGGAGCTAATCACTGACGCTGTCATGGCTGAAGGGCTTTTGACCGGGACGAAGATTATATTTACGGGTGACCCGGCGCAGTTGCCGCCGATTGGCGAGGAAGGTTCCCCCACCTTCCACCTGGTGCCCGAGAGCAACCGGGCGCATCTAAGCAAGGTCGTTCGATATGACGGTGCTGTCGCTCATCTGGCTGAGCGTGTTCGCACTATGCCAAATTGGCACGAGCGGCCTGTCATTGGCACTGAGTTCACCGAAGACAAAACAAAAGGCGTCTGGGCCGTAGACGCTGACACCTTCGGCCTAATCGCTGAAAAGCTATTTGGCGGCGCTGAATATGCCAGCGATCCTGACTATGGTCGAATCATCTGCTATCGCAATGCGACGGTCAATAATTGGAACAGTCGCATCTATCACCGGCTTTATGGCGCGGACGCACCGCGATTCACAGTCGGCATGTCAGTCATGGCCAATAGTCCAGTATTCAAAGGCGGCACGGGGCGCGAAATCATTATGAACAATAGCGACGAAGGCCGTGTCACCGAGATACATCAGGGCCTTGATGGTAGCTGGCCGATCTGGGTTGTGCGCATTCAGTTGCCGGATAAGTGGAATACGATTGTCTGCCATGTTTTGAACGAAAGCGCTCAGCCCGCATTTGATGAGCAATTGCAGATAATGGCAGCGTCTAAAAACTGGCGTCAGTTTTGGGATTTGAAAAACCGCTTTGCCGATCTGCGCTATTGCTACGCGCTCACTTCTCACAAAGCTCAGGGCTCGACATTCCGAAATGTATTCGTCGCGCTGCCAGACATTCTGAACGCGCGCAATAAGAAAGAAGTCGATCAGCTAATCTATGTAGCCCTCACCCGCGCAAGCCATAGGGTGTTTGTGCATGGTGCATCCGCGCCCGCACTTGGCGCAATGCCTCCACCATCTGCTTAGACTTGGCTATTGCTATTGCACAATCGCAAACCTGTTTGCTATGATGTAAACAGGTTTTATAATTCTACTCAAAGGAACACCACGTCATGCAAGCACAAAGACTGAGCAAGAGACAACCGGCTACGCGCGGCGGGCTTCGTCGTCGCAAGCGCGATGACAGGGGCAGCGGACGCAAGGGTCAAGCTATTGCCGCCGTCGCCATTGCCGTAGGCTTTTTAGGATGCGTGACGGCTGTCACATTAGAAATGACCAGCCCTGCTGCGGTCTATCGTAGAGAGCAGGCGCAGCAAGCCAAGATGGATCGGACTGCGGCTGAGAAGCGCGCTGAAGATAGTGTGATTGCGAATACTCGGTATGAGAAAGGTTGCACAATGACTGTGACGCAGACGCTCAAGCCTGATGGCGGCAGCATCTTTGGCGTCGTCTCGCTATCTGAGTACATCGTATTTACAGACGCGGCGACTGGTAAGGCGCTATTGCGCGGGACGCCGGTCTGTGATGACAACGGCACCACCGCAGAGATCGGCGAAGGCGGGCGCATTAACATGGATACGATCATGCAAGCGTCTGATATGAGCCTAGTGAGAGCCCGATATCAAGCCTCCATCGGCTGGGCGCAGGACAGCCGCTATAGCACTAGCAACGCGCTGCCAGTATCCGAGTAAGTTTCCAATAATTCGACCAATCACAATAAACCTAAAACGCCCATCAGGGGCGACAGAATCTAATGTCTAAAAACTTGTTTGATTTGTGGGATATTCCACAGCCCGTGGACGGCGGTGGCGATACCGAAGAGTCAGCGCCGCGCCGCCCAAAAGCGTCGCCTGGGCGCAGCCCTAAACCTAAGTCGTCGAAAGGCGGCAAAGGAATTAAGGGCATCTGGGCGAATGTTCAAGGCCGAGTAAAGAATGAGACGGCTAGCATTAGCGACGGCATCAGCATAAAGGTGGTGATGGGTCTTTTTGGCCTGAGCATCCTTTTGCAAGTTGCGGGGCAAATGACCGGCGTCAACTGGCTGCTATCAGTCGGCGACGTCGTGGATTGGTGCGGCACTATTGCGCTATTGCTTTTCTTGTTCCAATGGGGCAAGCGCAATCTAGGCAGTATGCCCGCCTTCCTTAGCAGTGTTCTAGGCTTCATCGTTCTAGGGATGCTTGTCATTCTGTTTTGGCAATCGGCCCACATCTACGCCGACTTGGGCCGCAAGCTGGCAAGTTCTAATGCGGTCAGCGTTGGCAATCTGGGCGCGTCTTATCTTGGCGATAATCCATTAGGTCGGATGGCCGCTGCATTCTTGATGGTCGTCGCCAGTATGCTGCAATCGCTAAATATGAATTTTTGGGGCCTCTTGTTCGTGCTCCTATTCTGTGTGATTCAGTTCGCTGAAGTCGCACCGATGATCGTCCGGTCGTCGCCGCTATTCATGGAGAGGCTGATAAAGCAGTTCAATCGATTCAAAAAGCTCTCGCCCACTGGCCAAGAATCCGAAGCGGTATCAAGGCTTATCGATCAGCACAACGATTATTTTGAATCATTCCTAACTGGCCTTGGCTACGCGCAGATTGCGGCATACGCGATTGATGCACTTGTCTGCCTTTACGCCGTGCCGTTGATTAAGCCTGGCACGACGATGATGACGTTTGTCCCTAGCGATATCGCTTGGCTTGGCATTGTTCGCATCGCCATCACCTTATTCCTGTTCGCTCAAACGACTTGGATTTATATCCAAGTGCGCAAGGCTCACGCTATCTTCTCGGGCCGCATCGTATAGCGGCGCTATTGCCCTGGCGATATTCTGCCAGGGCCTTCCATTATTCAAAACCTAAAAACGAAAAAGGACACCATCATGAACTCATACATCAAGGGCCTACCGCTCAGCCGTCAGTCAGATGCCATCACACAAATCGAAAGCGAACTGAAAAGCGGCACTCTAGACATCGCTAGCTATTACAAAAAGATGATCAAGCGACGTGAGATGGATTCATACCATCGAAATCTAAGCGGTGCTATCACGGGCGGTTTCGTCGCAGGCGCTACGCTCTTAGTCGTCGTTACTAATCCCATCGTCGCCGCAGCTGCATTCTTGAGCGTCGCGGGCGGCGGCGCTCTACTAGGAAAAAACAAACTTGACGATGGCTTACACGCGATCGAAGTTGATGACTTTGGGTATCTGTTGACTGACGACGAACTAGATGAGCTGTCACGATTTATCGCCGCATCAGCCGAGCCGACGACACCAGCCGCGCGTCGCTCAATGGAAATCGCTCAAGCGATTCTTGCAGCTGAAGTCGAAGATATCGAAGTCGAAGACGCGCCAGCCGTCATCGATATGCATCAATCTTCAGACGGTGGCTTCGCATCTTCTGACTTTCCCGACGCATCGCCCGCGCCATTGCCTGCCGATCAGGTCTATAGCTACATTGACAATGAATCAGAAGACTTCGACACTGACGCCGACATTGACATGGAAAGCGCCCAAGGCCCATCCGAACCAACCTTTAATTTAGGCGGGCGCTCTTATCCTCTATTGGTGAATGGCGCGCCTAATCCTTCATTACTTTCGATGCCATTGCGCGACCGGGCGATCGTGATTTTAGACGCGCTAGACGCGGCAGGCTTCACCATCAAGAAATATCTGAACCGTCCCACCTTTTGCGCGGGCACTAAGCAACGCTCAGGCAAGACGGCCCTGCTCGTGATGATGGCAATCTTTGAGAAAGCAATCCACGGGCGCAAAGTTTTTTACGCCACTGCCGACAATGACGTTTATCCTTTCGCCTTCGACGGCGTCGCCGCTGGCAATCCTGACAATGCTCGCGCAGGCTTCGATGCATTTTGCAATCGCGTCAATAGCGCCGACGTTGGCAGCATGATCGGTGAGACTTGGGTACTTGATGAGTTTGCGCGGACTGCGTCAGGCTACGACGATCAAAAACGTTTAGACCTGTGGACGATGCCCCTATCTGGCATCGCTAAGACCGGCGGAAAGTTTAGAGGTATCCTTCACGGCACTACCGCGTCAATGTGCGCAGTGCCCAGCGGATGGAAAGAAACTTTCGCACAGGAAATTGTGATGGCGCGCGGCGGTCGCGAGCTAAACGAGTCAGGTGTCTATCAGCCCACCGGAATTTATGAAATGTACGGAGATGGTGACAAAGACGAACTCAAGCCTATGAATGAGTGCTTTTCTATACCCGCATGGCTGCTCATCTCAGTAAATGAGTCTTACTATAAGACGCCTTGCCCGGTGCGTTCTCTGCTTGAATTCTTCCCTGAATTAGACACAAGGAAGGGTGCTATAGCAGGCGAATTGCTAGCGAATACTAAGCCAGTTTCCTCGCCAGTTGAACCATCGAAGCCAGCCAGAAAAGCTGAGGAAAACACAGCGACTACAGAGGAATATTCGCCATCTATCGAAGGATGCGATCCGCCCGTTAGTCCGCTCAGTATTCCGCTGGGTAATAGCGATAAAACGATCGCCTGGTTCTTGGATAGCATCGCTAGATACATGCATAAGCATCCTGGAAAAACTAGAACCGGGTCGAGTCTTCTGAATATTTGCTTTAGCGATGCCACGAAGCCAGTGGCAAAGGAACATATGCAAATGCTGATCGAAACTTTGGCACAACAGCATTCGGATTCTTTTGAGGCTGTCGATTGCTGTGGGGCGATTGGACTTAAGTGTCACACGCCTAAAAAATCTGTTAGAGATTATTATGGAACCCGTTAGATTTTTCTAGAAACCCCCTTATTTTTCCGTTAGACGTTAGATCTAACGTTAGACAAGCATCTAACGTTAGATCTAACGAAAATCTAACAGAAGTCTAACGAAGGTCTAACAGAAGATCTAACGCTCTAACGATTCCTCTAACGCAGGAAATAGCCTTAACTGTCACACTACTAAAACGTCATGCCAAAGTTCAAAAAGTCGTCAAGAAAAACAGAAACAGTCTCCATTTCTCGTACCCAAGTTTTCTGGATAATCAGCTTTGCCATCGAACAACCAATTCTCCAAAACCTGCCAGACTCTCTAAGGCCCTGGGTAGATGGCGAGATACTTTACGGCTTCTACGCTGACCCATTACCTGGCGACGAAGTCGAAATTCACGGCCATAGATTCCAGGTCACCAAGCGTAAATTTCAGCCCACGAAACGCAATAGCCGCGACCCTAAAATAGTCGGCACGGTAGAGGTCGAAATGACCTTTAGGCCGCTACCAATAACCTAGGCTTCCACGCCGCGCTATTGCACTTAATTAGTCAGCCGTGAGGCAATAGCGCGGCAATATCTCACCTATCAAAAGCACCTGATTTTAGTCGCAATGAGACAGGTCTAGTCTCATTATGAGACAGTATAAAAAGGCACTCAAAAGGCTAAAAATACACTGAGCGCTCTAATGTGCTTTATTGCGCTTTATATGGCACTTTGAGGGCACATTGAAAACAAATTGACATCAAAGTGCCCTCAAGTGCCAAATTTGGCACTTTGATGTGTTACTTTGAAATTGTCGAATTTTGAAGGCAACAGCGACGATGACAAAGCAAGCAGAAAAGAAAATCAGAATTAGATACAGCTTCGTAGAAAAACATCTGAGCGAACTGTGGAAGATGTTCCCAGCGCTAGAAAACTCAGGAGATGTCGCGGGCGTGTTAACGCTATGCGACTTGGGACTAAAAAAGCTAAAGGAAGGAAAAGGTAATGAATGCAGCACAGAGAATTACAGCGAGCCGGTTAGCCGACTACAACAGCCAAGGCCACAGGCAAGTACAAGTGAGGACTGGACAAGTGCAGTGGATGAAACCGGGCCTATCGCAGAAGCCGACCCGCTTGCAAACTTCGACGCAGACGACGACTTTTAGATCAGACGACGACAGCAACCCAAATACATATATAGAGGACAACAAAAAAATGCTCGCACTAGTACCCGACTCCAACAACGTTCAGCAATTCACCAATATCGATGACGCTATGAACACGACGACGACAGACACAGCGCCTATTCGAGTCGTGATCGACTTTGGCAACGGCAGCATTAAATACGCTGTCGCCATCAACGGCGACAAGATTACAAAAGGCGCAGTGCCTAGCCTGCTAATCGAAACGCAGCACCCTGCGGGGTCTGTCGTCAACGGCACTAGGTTCGGCTATGGCGCTATCGCAGCAAAGCTAGATTTAGAAGCCGCTTACTCGCCAGGGCGTGAAGCAAGCAGTGCGGGCAAGCGGCAGAATCTAGATAAGGTTCTAGCCGCCGTTGCGATTGAAAGCGGATTAGTAGATAGCGATAGCGCTGAACCCGTTAACGTCGAAGTGTGGATCGCGTCGCCGCTGGCGTCGGGCACCATGCCTGAGCACGAAGCGTTGATCGGCTCTCATTTGATTAGCACGCCGGGCAAGAAAGGCGAAAGCGCCAAGTCTAAGCTCATCAAGGTTGTCGGCGTTAGGGCTTACCAAGAATGCTCGCCACTTCTCGCAAAGTTCGACGCAGTTGTAGATCTGGGCAACGGCACCAGCTTTTACGGATGGAACGACAACAATGGCGCGGCGCGCGTGAAGGCTATCGAGTCGGGCGTCGGTGCAATGCTTGAGCGGGCTATCGATTCGCCAACGATTGCGCGCCGCTATGCCGATAGCGCTGACGCTGGCAAAGGCGTGCTGAGTGCTGAAGGCTTGGCCGCGTCACTCGCAAGCGGGCGCGCATTCAGCAAAGACGACGAGTCCGGAAAACTCTACGTCAGCTATAAGGGCGTTCAGTTTGCCGACGTTCTAGGGCCATTGGTGCTTGAGTACTTTGCTAAGACCGTCGTGCCAGCGATGCGCGAAGCTGCGGCTAAGTCGGTCTCATTCGACAGCACGCCGAAGCTAGCGGTAGTGGGCGGCGGCGCGGCGTTATTGCGTCAGATGCTCTGCGACGATCAACTATCACAGCACGGCATCGAGACTCACAAAATCGTATGGCCATCACGCCCTGCTACACAGCTTGTCGAACATATCTGCGCCCAATAGCAAAAAGTTTGGCAAAAATATTTAAGCCCGGCAGCCCGCTGCGCCGGGCTTTTTAGTGCTTTATCGCAAAAATAATGAACAGGTAAAATAAAACCCCTTTACATTAGGGCGCATAGGCGCTATATTAGTTTTGTACTCAACACACAGGTTACTCAAATGACTTTCATCAATTCTTCCATCGCTTCACTCCACGCCGCAGGCAAGGGCATTCACCTAGTACTTTGGCTTTTCTGTCTGGTCACAGGCGCAGCGTTCGTGACTATCCGCAAAGCTTGCTACATCGCTCACGCCTTGGGCGTCGTTGCCGGTGAATGGTATTACACACGCGGCGGCAAGGAAATGATTGCTGAGGAACTAGCGCCCACAGTCGCAGCGCTTAAGGCTGCTTACGCCTGGGTAAAGACAGACGGTAAAACGATCGTAGTAAAGGGGACTAAGAAAGTTTCAGCTATTGCCCGCACCGCTTACGCCCGCTTAGAGGCTGAGGAGCAATTTGTATTTTCAGTTATCGCAAACGTCAGCGCGTAAAACACACTATATAGAGGCAGTTTCAAGATGAAGCGTCACGAAAGCCCAAGGCGTAGCGGGCGCAATGATAAAGGAAAGGAGGCGTCAGCTAGGCTTCGTCAAATCAAAAAGCGCAATCGTCGAACAATCCAAAAACTAAAAGGAAACTCAAAATGAAAGCTTACACGCAAGCAGAAATAGAAAGAATGATAGAGCAGTGCGGCGGCGTATATCTTGGCGATGGCGACATCGTGACACTCGATGACGGCGACTCTTTTCACCGAACTGTTCTTCGTTCAGGCGCAGTCTACTGGGAAGAGTATGATCTTGACGCCGTCGCTGCTGAGGCTGAGCGCGATCAGGCTTACGCTACTGCCTTTTATCGTTCACGGCTCGGCATTTAACGCCATAAACATCAAGGAAAACAACATGAGCATTCAGGAAAAAAGATACAGAGCGAATCGAGCAAACCTATTGCTAGAAGAAATAGCAAGCCGTGGCCGCAGGTTTTTTTCATCCGATAACGAGCAAGCCCAATTCTACGTAGACCGGCGTGGTCGCGTCTGGTTCTTCGACGAGGGCAGCGGCAAAAAAATTTACACGCATTACAGTGGGGAGTGGAAAGGCTTCACTCACTGCGGCACACTCAGGCGATTAATTTCCAACCTAGCGTTATACATCGGCAAAGGTCAGCTACTTCCGAGTCACCACCTTGGCCCGTGGCCCGAATGGTACAGCAACGGCGATCCTTGGGCCTATGGGTGCGATGATATGGCCGTCATCCGTCGCCGCGCCCGACAGCTCTACATCACAGAACCATATATTGACGTGAGGTTGCTGAGAGAAGGCGACGACGACGGTTACACCGGTTCAACGCTTGGTTATTGGGCCTCGGGCCATGTAGATAAACAGCGGTTTGCAATTGCCGCAAATCGCGAATTCGAGACAGCATCGTTTAACGTTCCAATCGTCAAATTATCTCAAGTCAAACACGCTTGGGTTTCGACAGAGACAGAGGACGGCTGTAAATACTGGGTCTATCACAAAGAAGAGCGACCAGGAACCAAGCCAATAACCTATGCCGAGACTGATTAACGCTAACGCCATAAACACACGCAGAGAATACTCGACGCGGCCTGGCTGCTTGTCGAAAGAGCTTACGAAAACGACAACATATAAGAGGAAAAAGGAACCACATGAAAATTTCAGAGCTAATCGCACAGTTAAAGGCCGTTCAAAACGTAGCGGGTGATGTTGATGTGATTCTATCCGAAGACAGTGAAGGGAATGCTTACAGTCCGGCTGGCGTTACTGAGCGGGGAATGTATCGGCCCATCAATTCATGGAGCGGAGAGATCGGCATCCGAGAGCTAACACCTGAGCTAATTGAGGAAGGTTATGGCCCAGACGATATTCTGGACGGCGCATCAGAAGCGGTTGTCATCTGGCCGATCAACTAGCATTATCAAACCGATCGATACTAAACACTGCCCAATACACAAGACTTACCCATGATTAAAAATGACAAATGGATTACACAGCAAGCAACGAAAGGCATGATCACGCCTTTCGTTCCACAGTTAGTCAGAAAAGCTGAAGCCCGCCCTGCGGGCTTAGTATCAGATAGCCCGATTCGATATAAAGCGATAAGTTACGGCTTATCGAGTTACGGCTATGATATTCGCCTGTCGCCGAATGACTTTAGAATCTTTCGCCATGTGCCCGGCACAGTCATCGACCCTAAGAACTTCAGCAATGACAACCTAGAACCGGCTCATCTCCACAGAGGCGAACGCGGCGACTATTTCATATTGCCTGGGCATTCATACGGGCTAGGCGTCGCGGTCGAACGCTTAGCGATGCCGGGCAATGTGACAGGCGTTTGCCTTGGCAAGAGCACCTATGCCCGCGTCGGTATAATCGTCAATATGACGCCTGCCGAGGCTGGCTGGTGCGGCCATCTGACATTAGAATTTTCCAATTCATCAAGCGCTGACTGTCGCCTCTATGTAAACGAGGGTGTGGCGCAGATGTTATTTTTTGAGGGCGAACGCTGCGCGACGACTTACGAAGATCGCAGCGGAAAATATCAAGGGCAACCGGAACAAGTAGTAATAGCCAAGGTTTGATTGTGATTTTTAATATTGACGACATCGCACCCGATGCAGCCGACCAGACGCTTAGTAGCCTTAGATCCGATCAAGGCTACACGCATAACGCCGCAAAGAATGAGATCGGCGTCGGATTCCCGACGCTCACAAACTGGGAGAACGCAGATCTGACCGTGCGGCGTCGCATCAAGCTTGAGCAGGCTTATCGATGGATGCGCTTATTAGGAGAGGATGCCGAAACGTTCGGTCACCTGTTAGGGCAAAACCGAATCAACGACGTGATAGACGTGCCGATAGAGGTTGTCTCCAGCTTGTTTGGGGTTAGCATGGCCAAGATAAACAGAGAGCCAGCGACAACGTTTAGAAAGCTATTCTTTAGCAAAGATACGGGCCGAGATCATCAACGCGCCCGAAGCTTGCTGAAGCCATTGACTAAGCGCAGCAAGAAGAACGCGCTACGAATAAAGCTTGACGTGCTCAGCGATGCCCATAAGGCCCTTGGATGCTCTCAAGCTAGCGCACTGAAGGCACTCAACTCAGGTCGTTCTATCGCCTTACTAAGTCTGACTGGCGACGACTTGGGGCGATTGCTGCAAGCGGCAATAGACATTAACTGGGAGCCTGCTGAGGACGAAGACAATGGGTAAGAAGTCTGAGCGCACCGTCAAAAAAGAAACGAACGCCGTGGCATTGTTGGCTCAGTCAGCAGGCATTACGCTAAGAACCGATCGCGAGGCTAGGGCCTTGCCCTATGAATTAGCGCCGCGTCGGTATCTGGCTGACGCGGTATGGATAGCGCCTGATTCCGCTGCGCGTCGCGGCGTCGTCATCGAGATTCAAGGCGGGCGATTCATCTCAGGGAAGCATGGCAATGCTAAGGGCCTGGCGACCGATGACAAAAAGATGGCCTGGGCGCAGCTTAATGACTTTGACATTTTATTCTGCGATTACAGCGACATTGAAGAAATCGCCCCTATCCTGTCGAAGATGGTTGCAAAATATTACGATGCGACTGCAATATCTAGCCACAGCGAGCCGATAAATCCTATGGATATTTGAACGATATTCGCCCTTGAAAACGAAGCCGCCGATCAGGATAGTCTGATCGGCGGCTTCGTTTTTGCCCATGTTTACGATGTGTCCATATCGGAAAAAGACAACAGATCGTCATTTTTAAGCCCAAACGCTCAAACGTCTACGCATCAATGCTTTCAGGCAAAAAAGACAACAAATAAAAAGACAACAGATCCTTATAATAGATATATAGACGAATCTGTTGTCTTTTTTGACTCAGAATCCAGCACTCGATAAGCCGTCTAAAGCCCTACTTTTGAAACTCGTTTATCAGGACGAGGCGGCGCTGATAAAATTCGTTTCAGATATTTTCTATAAAACCTGTTTACATGCGGGTTGCATGTGTTAGTATTATTTCAGTGAGACAAGCGAAGTAATAAACGCCTCTCAGTTATCCCGTTATCCCGTTATCCCATTACACCGAGACTAGAACATGAGTTTTTTCGCACAAGGCTATAAGGTTGAAGACAACATTGGCGGTGGCGGTTTATTCCTCAAGCTAGAAGAAGGCGCTACGACGCTCCGCATCCTTAAGCCAACTAATGGCGCGCCCGCTTGCTCTGCGGGTTGGTGCTGGTGGTTGGAGACGCCAGAGGGCAAGCGTCCATCACGCGGCGTCGAGATGCCATCGCCATTGCCCGCTAACCTGGCGACGGACAAATGGGGCAAGCCTGAGCTTAAGCATGTTTGGATTCTGGCTGTTATCGACCGCAGTACTCAGGCGCTCAAAATCTGGGAGGTGTCTCAGTCTACAATCCAGACAGCCGTTGCCGAGCTTGCGAATAGCTTCGGCGACCCCACAGAGTTTGATATTGTCGTCAAGAAAAAGAAAGTAGGCGGCAAGACTACCTACACGGTAAGCCCGACGCCTATCGCCCCCTTGAGTCAAAAGGATTGCGATTTGATGCAGGGTTACATCATCCAGCCTGCTGAGAGGTTCAATGGCGGTAAAGGCTTGGTCAATACGCAAAGCGAAATGGATAAAGCTGGCGCAGACGGCGGCTATAGCGCTCAGGCAGCAGCGCCCGCGACTGAGCCTGAGATCGTGTCTATGCTACGCGCTGCGCTTGGTGACGGCAATGTGACGCCTGATCGCGCCGTACAGCTCCAAGAGTGGGCGTTAGGTTACATCGATCAGTTCAATGCCGCTGCGCCTGATGGCAACGGCACGAGCCTGATTGACTCCATCGTGAAGCCTTACCTAGCTGCGCCTTCGCCTACTCCTGCTATTGCCGCCCCTGCCATGCCGCCTGCTATTGCAGCGCCCGCACAAGTGCCGGTGGCTGTTGGTGTCGGCGTTGCTGACGATATCCCGTTCTAGATTCAGCCGTAAGCGATGCCGCCCCTTAGACAATCTAACAATCTAAAGGGCGGCATCTTATAAGAGGATCTTCCTAATGCCCCTAGAAAGCTCAAAGCCCCAGCCAGGCGATCTGACTATCGAGCAACAGTTTAGGCTTAGAGCCATTGAGAGCCAAGTCAAGAACATGAGTGCTGAACAGGCTCAAGAATACGTGGTTGAAGTCTTTCGGCAAATGTTTATTAAAGACAATCTCGTCAAGTACTTAATAAAGAACCCACCATGACGGAAAGAACAGGTGCATTAATCGTCGCAGCTAGCATCCTCACGACATGGGCCTTAGCTGCGATCCTTATCCTTCACTTTTTCAGCTTCGATAATACTCAAACTCAAACGCACAGCACAGCACTATGGCCGCTCAATACAATCATAAGACCCACGCCGTAACCGATAGCAACACGCCTCTGTGCGGCACGACTAAACCAGATCCCATCATCGCGACTGATGGTGCCCCCACTTGCAAGGCGTGCCAAACCGTAATGAAACGCCGTATCAAAAGTAGGGCCGGGCGACTGTCTGGGAATCTAACGAAATACCGCGCTAAATAAACACTAAGGAAAGCAGGAGCTATTACAGATGAAACAATCAACATTGTTCGCAATAGAAGAACACGCCGCGCCCACAACGACTGAAGAGACATGGTGCGCCGATGACTGGGAGACGCCGCCCGAAGTCGCTGCGGCAATGGCTAGCCTTATCACTGACGATGAGGAACGCATTATTGAGCCATCAGCCGGGCGCGGTGCTATTGCTCGGCTATTGCCAGCTGACCGCTCTGTCACTTGCATCGAGATTAACCCGCTTCGACACATGGTCGGCGCTGCGCCGCATCAGGAATGGCTGTGCACTGATTTTATTTCATATGCCAAGCGTGACGCATACGGCTTTGGAGCCGATCTCATCATTGGCAATCCGCCCTTCTCACTGGGTATGGAATTCTTAAGCGCGGCTGCATCAATCCTTAAGGCTGATGGCCGCATTCTATTTCTATTGCCTACCGAATTCTTCCAGGCCACATGCCGCGCGCAGCCATTCAAGGAATCTGGCCTTGTCATATCTCATCAATGGCAAATCGCCGGACGCGTCGCCTTCGTCAAAGAAGGCGTAGTACATAAAGGGCGGCAATGCTCCGACTCAATCTTTGAGTTTAAACACGCCAGCGCAGCGGCGGCGGCAATAGAGCTGATAGATCCATATGGCAGACTCAAATAATGACAGCTAGCCAACGCATAGACAACGCTATCAGATGGCTCAGAATTAATCAGAACGCAATAGCCCAGGCGCTGCCAATCGCCACGCCTGGGCGCGTATTCGGCGCTTCGTGGCTTGAGATACTAGAGTCATACATCACCAAGTATCACGACGGCGCTATATCTAACTTTTGCGCCGTCGCCTACATCGTCAATCCGTTAGTCATTATCAGGGCGCAGCTCGATCAGCCCTAATAATGAAATAAAAATAAAACCTATTTGCCCTATTGTAAATAGGTTTTATTTTGACTATATTTATTGCAGTTGCATGAGTTAGCCGACGGATGAATATCAATATCACTTACAGCAAAGTCGAATACGCGGGAGAGCAAGTTGCCCGTGTCCACGCAGGCGGGAAAGCGACTCCGTTCTATATTCTTAAGCGTCAGGGTCTGTATCTGGTTTGCGTAGCGCATGAGAGGCGCTTAGTTCAGTTCGCTACTGACTCTAGGTGGGAATCTAAGGAGGCGTGCGCGGCCCGCATCGCGGGAATGGTGCAAAGCCCAGCGTGGCTGCCCGTTAGCTTTTGCTCGCCACTAGCGACACGTCAGCGCCCGCTCAGTAGTGCGCGGTGTATATGGGAAGGGTTGGCGGCGTAGGCGATAATTTAATTTTCAAGTAAACACAAAACGAAAGGAACACACTATGACTATTCAAAAAGCTTTCGATAGATTCATGGAAGAGGACTTTGAGAACGCTGTTGACATGGCAACCAAGGCATATTGGAGTGGGAGCGGCTACTCCGTCGAGCTATTCCCAGACGGTCATTACCGCGTTCTATGGAACAGCAACATTGGCAATAGGTACGACACGCCCGGCGTGATACTAGGGATCCGCCCGCTCGGTGATGACGAATGGGACAACGATAAAGATTGCAGGTTCTACGACAACGCAGAGGATTACATGCGGGAGGCTTTTAATGATGCCTGCCTGTAATGGCTGAGCTATAGCCGCATTCGCAATAAAGCCCGATCAGGATATCCTGATCGGGCTTTATGTTTTAGTCTGATTTTTAGTAGGCCCCAAATAATTAGAGTTATTTGGGGCTTGAGTGCCAATCGAAAGCGCCGCGTCGGGTATTGATAGGTCTACCCGGCGCGGCGCGTTTAGTTTTCGGTAGTGATTCTTTGCGCTATGGCGCTAGCCTCGCTTTCTTGGCTCGGCTGTCCTCGTACCACTCTGCAATAGCTGGCACCCATGCTTTGAAGTGCGGCCAGATAAGTTCACACAATTGCTGACACTCTAGCTGAGCATCCGCCTTCCATCTCAGATCTAAGAGATGCATTAGCGACCGCGCATTGGCCGACATTACCCAGTGCTGCCGCACGTCGAAAGGAATCAGGCCGCGCGCGTGCTCCTCGCTGAAGCCATCGTCAATTACGCGCTTACGGTATCGGTGCGCAGATTCAAGGCAATACTCTAAGTCTGAATAACGCTGGGCTTCGCTATAGCTATAGCGCTTCCCTTCACGATCGCGATAGTCTCCAGCGGGCCGAAGATAAAACACCTCGTCCACTTCCCTAAACCCTTTCGAAACGTCGATAATGCGCTTCCCGGTATAGCGCCCGGAGTTGTGGACGACTACTCCGGCTGCCACAAAGTTGTGGTGAGGAGATTTCATTACTAGGTCGTATGTTGGCTGAGCGCCAACATACTCGATTGAGACAATGGCTTTTTGATGGGCACAAAGTGGGTTTTGTTTGCCAGATTTATGATGGCTGATATGGCAGGAAGCGCAAAGCACTTCAAAATTATCAAAATCAAAAGCTAGGTCAGGCCGCTCTTTCACTGGCTGGATGTGATGGCAATGCAGGTTTTCTGTTTGATGACAGTGATTGCACTCAGCTCCTTTTAATTTGAGAATTTCAGCGCGATTGTACTTGAGCCAGTTATAAGCTCTTTTCTCAGGTGCCAAGTTTTTCCATGACGGATGATCTATGCCTGACAAAATTAATCCATTCTTGACTCGGTGCTCTGTGACAGACTTTGCATGATTGCTGCGCCTGTCTCGTTCGATCTGGCTTAGATTAATAGAGTACTTTAAGCCTTTGTTCCATGGCTTTTTATCCCAAGTTAGTTCATGCTTATATGCCCACTTTTTGACGGATTCAGTAGAGCAGCCAGCGATCGCAGCAACGCCTTTAGGTGTTAGCCCATTCAAAAAGTGAAATCGCAGCCATTCTTTGTTTTGATACGTTTTGTCCGCATCCTTCAAAGGCTGACCGTTCACCATTACCTTTGAGCCAACGCTGAGCTGAGCTAGAACCCGCCAACCGTAAGGTGTGTATATTTTGTGATTCTGCGTACATTCAAGCGTCTTCCCGTCTTCTAAAGTCACCTTATAGACAGGATTTATTCCGTTGAAAACTACGTCTTCGATATAGTTTGTTGTGAAAGTGTTTGAAGCTTCATTAAGGCTGCGTACTCTCATTTTTCTAAGGCGAGTTTTGCAGTCGCGCCTGTATTCACCAGGGGCTTCTCCATTCCGACCTTTGATATGACGGGTGCGCACTGCTGCTTCTCCGTTATGCCAAAGGTCATACAAATCACCTATTGTCTTTTTGAGCTTTTGGGACGTTTGCCCATGCTTGTCAACAAAGGTCACCTCTGTATCGCCTGCTAAACACTGCACGTCAAAAGACAGATGGCGATGGGTTCGGACTTGCTGCATTGTCGAATGCGGAAACCATCCACAATTCAGTACAATTTGAGGATTTTCAATGCTGCCAAAGTGGCCGCGTCCCCCGCCTAGCAATCGCTTGACGGCTATAGCGCCAGCGCGTTCCTCGCTTGGCCACTGCTCGCGCTCATCGAAGACAAAGCCTTCGCTGTAGTCTTGGTGCATCGCCGCGTAAATGGTCTGCTGAGGATTTGGGGTCTGGCTGATAACTTCGACTCTAAATCTATTATCCATTAGTTGATCGCCTCCCATTCTTGAGCGGGCGCAGGCGCTTTCCAGGGCGTCATGTTATGCGCGATTGGCTTGGGCTCATATCGCTCGTATTGTTTCTCTACGTCCTGCCCTGGCTTCGTATAGGCAATAGACGCAAACGGCAGCGACAAAGCGGCGCGGTATTCATCATTAAAGAATACGCGGCCTTTAAGCTGCCATAACGGCAGGCTATAAAACTGCATCTGCCAGCGGCCCCATGCGTACTGATCGAATAATTCAAACTTTGAATGTTTCATGTTTTTTTCGTTTTTTTAGTTAGCTGAAATGTCCTGTTTTACCCAGGCCGCGTCAATCAGTTTGTAGCCTGTCGCTTTCTCCATCAATGCCGTACCCGGCTTGCTCGCTGGATGCCTAGAATTCAGACGCTCAGCAATCATGCATATAGTTTCCATTGATGGACGCCGATTGCCATCCACCCATGATTGCACAGACTTCTTACTACGATACTGGCTATCGGCTAATTCTTCTGTCGTCAAGCCGCCGCCGCCTTCGGCGACTGGCGATAACAACCATTGAAGCACAGTGTCAATCGATTGCGGTGCGTGCACGCGCTCAGCGGCGAATCTAAGCCCGGTCAATTGATTAAGAAACTGACTAGCCAGAAACGGACTGAAGGCCGTCTCTAGCCCGCCTAGCATCTGCACAAAGAGATCGTAACGCAGGTTATCACGACGCCGCCGCCAGCTTAGTACTGTACGACGATCCGCGCCGACGGCATCAGCGACAGCAGTTGCACCGTACTGATTCATCAGACGCGCGGCGATGCTTGCAAATGGTTGGCGACGGCTTTGGCGCAGCTTATCGGGCGGCACGTCGCCGATGATAGCAACGTCGTCAACTGGCGCGTTAATTCGCTGACGACGTTGCCATCTCACTGTTTGTACATCTGTGCGCATATCCATGCGGCTCACTAGCATTTTCGGCATTTTTCTAATCTCCTATATTCTTTCGTTTACTTGCGACGGCGACGGCTGCGACGATATCGAATCGGGCAACCATCTAAAACCCAATGACCAAAGTCAGCGACGCATAGCCCGAGAAACCAGTCACGGGCTATCAAGGCGATCATCTCGCTATTTAGTGCCAGCCATTTTAGCCTGAGTACGCCGGATATATCAGCGCCCCAGAAGCCCGCAAAAGCCACTAATGAGATACATAGCGCTGCTAACCATATCGACAGATACAACACGCGCAAGGCTGTGCTAATAATCGGGATATGACTTGCCCAATGACGATGATAGGGAATCAGATCGCGATAGATCCCCCACATGCTATAGAGCCCCACACGCCGCCAGCGGTTCGTAGGGATTGAATTGATGTCTAAGTCTGGGCTGAGCAGATGCCCAGACAGAAGCCCCACGCCCGCAGCCGCGACGCCTGCTAAATATCTGGCGCTTGGATAAAACCCAAGCGCGACAGGCGCAGCGGACGCAGCGGCGACTAAGCCGATCGTCAGCGTGACGCACGCGCGATCGTGCCGTTTACCACTCGCCATTATCGCCCCCGTTCGATTGCATCCGCAGCGCTAACAGGTTCGAGATGAACGCCGACAGTACCATCACTTCGATCAGCCTTAGCTTTCGCAAAGCTAAAAACTGATTAAGCAATGCAGGCGCTAACACCTTCATCTGCCGACAAAAGTCAGCGTCGCCCGGCAATAGCACCGGGTTAGGGCGGCGGTCTTTATCAGGCGCTAGAGATGCCGCGATATACGTTGCCATCTCACGTTGCAATAGGCTCAGCCAGTCAGACGATAAGCCATCTAAGGCGTCGCCGTAGATATCGAATAGGCTGCAAACGCAGGGTCTATTGTCTATCAGGCTTGCCATACTTACTCTTCGCTTTGTCATCTCGCCGCCTTTGCATCTTGCCTTAGTGTGCGCGCTGTCCTCAGCGCCTGAGGATCTAGCATTGCTGAAAGGCGATTACCTTCCAGCATATTGAAATAAGCCCGTGCCGTCGCTTGATGCCGCCGTGGCACCTTCGACAGAAATGGACTGGCAGATGCACCATTAAACCGGCATTCGTGACCGCCGATAAACGCAGCATAAGCCGCATCCTCAGCTCGCCGCATTGATAAATCAGTCTCGTGACTGACAGTCTCTACAGGGCCGCTCACCCCATAGCTCAAACCGTGACAGTAACTCATATCTAGCCTTCGTCGGTTGCTTCTAAAATGTAACACAACTTGGCTTGATATGTAAATAGGTTTTATTGTCCTGAGTAAAGAACATCAGGTTTTGTTGATGGAAAAACGAAAAAGCCGCGTCGAATATTCGACGCGGCTTAGATGTGTGGGGGGTGAGAGTTTACGCGGCGTTGCCAATGTTCAGCCTGAGTTGATACCGCCCCTTCCATCGTCGGTTCATCAATTCGTGGAAAGCTGGCACTGATTCACTCGCCTTCATAAGCGTCAAGACTTCGGTAATGTGAGCCTTCAGAATGGGCTTAGCCTCATCTGAGAAGTGTTGGTGCTGCTTGTTAGGGCGCTTACCTGATTGCCCTACTGGGTTTACCTTTTCCAGTTCTTCTCTCACTTCCTGTGGCATCCAGTCGTACACCGCCTGATTGATGAACGTTCCCATTACTGACCAATTCCAGCTCCATCCAGTAAGCCTTGAAGCTTCAGCGGCCCACTCGTCACTAAAATGCATCTCCCATTGCTTTGGCTCAATAAGAACGACGCCGGTTAGGTAGCGGGTGGTGTCAGCAGCCTTTTGCGTCCAGCCGGTGATTGACTGAATCCAAGTATTAACACCTGCCGAAGCAAACTTGCTCATCGCAAACATCGCAGTCTCATTCCCTGTGAACGCATAATGAAAGATCAGCGCTGCACAAACATCGGCCCTCAAGATTTGGACTTTGCCGCCCTTCTTCTCTGACTTGATTGACAGGTCTAACGCCTTTCCCGCAAAAGGTTCCAGCCATTTTGAAGGAGCTTTGGTTGACAGGTCTTTGAGCAACTTTGACACCGCCTGCTTGCTTACGCCGCATAATCGGGCAACACCCGATATTGACATTCCGCTTTCTCCGGTCTCAATCTCTGTAAAAAACTCAATGCCGTCGTCTACAGCACGTACAATATTAGAAGCCATGTTCTTTACTCATCTAAAGTGATTTGGTTAGCCCGTAGCTGTCTGTTGATGCAGACGCGCGGGCGCATCAACATTCTACCAATCTTATCGGATATTCCGTCAACAAGTTTTATCCAGCCTCACGCCGCACTCAACTGTCCACTGTCCACCGGCACAGCGCCACCCCCTATCAACGATATTCAAAAGATGATTCTGTGACGGCTTATCGAAGGCTTAGCTAAGGACTAAGAAAGGCAACAGAATCTTATATATCTCTATTATAAGGATCTGTTGTCTTTCGATCTGTTGTCTTTTTCGCCTGCAAGGCTTATCGTGTATAGCTTTGAGCGATTGAAGTCAAAAAAGCCGATCTGTTGTCTTTTCCCACCTTGCAGACGACGGATTCTAAGAGCATCAGCGCCAAACTTGACGGCTTATTGCGTCCTAATTAGGGCTAAATCCAGAGGCTAAATTGAGTCAAATCCTGCCAACTGGCACACTAGGTTTTGATGCCGCGACTGGAATTTAAACATTAAAAAACCCGTCAGATTCTTACGAGTCTGACGGGTTTTTTATTGCTGTTGCTCAAGCTGATCGGCGTATCGGTTTGATAGTTGCTCAAACCTATACGCCATTTTTTCAGTTTCTAACGTCTTCGCTTGCGCCGCGTCTATCTCTTGTCGCAGGTCATCGCATTTCTTTTCTAGGCGTTCCACGTCAGCGCGGGCCTGGGCGATGATCAGGTTTTTTGCTTCGAGTAATGCTTTTTGCGAATCTTGCGCCGACGAAAAAGCAAATTCTATATTCTTATCGGCTCTATCGCTGCGTGCTTTGAATTGAGAAATAACGACCGGGCCAATCATGCCTGAGACGATCATGCCGACAATCGTGATTATCCATTGATAATCGCCGTCCACGGCCTTGACTTCTACGTCAGCTTGGCCGGTAAACCCATCAGTTTGCGTTGTGCTTGGCGATGGCACTTGCGCCAAGCTATCGGCCATTATCTCGATTTGCTCTATCTCTGGCTTAGCTGTAGCGCGTTTGAGAGATGCACCAACGGAGCTAGCGATTACAAGGGCGGCGACGATGGAGGGAACTATCGATTTGTTTTTACGAAGCCAATCGGCAACCATAGATCTAAGCCGTGTAATAAAGCGTGAGCGCCAACGATTGAATAAGTGGAGACGCCCGTGATTGAGCCTGGCACTACGAATAGACTAGCCAGGAAAAAGAATGCTATTGCTAGCGCGTTGTGTATCCGTTGCCATACCTTTTGATGCTGAAAGCTAACAGCCCAGAATCCCGATATCCCTAGCGCCAGCATCGCGATGCCATAGAGGTATTTAGGTGCTATCGAAAACATAAAATCGTAGCTTTCAGGGAACGCTGAGGAAGGCCAGAAGATCATCGCTAAGCCAAACATAGTGGCTACAGCGAGCGGGATACTTGATAGAAATATCCTGACGCTGTAGGCAAAGTTGCTGGTTTTTTCAGCGCGGCTTAGGCGCGTTGATTGATGCAGCATTCTCATTGGCATTTAGCTAATCCTTATGATTTTGTTGACGACGAAATAGGGCGGCATATTTTCATGTGGCGCGCCATTACCCGATGCAGATGCGGTGCCAGGCGTCGCGGCTGGATTTATAGCCACATTGGCTGATGCCGGGTTTACGGCGACGTTGACGCTAGCAGGAAGTATCAGCGGTTGCCCGCCGGGCCGGTTGTCAGCGACATAAGAAAAGCCGCCGTTACGCTGCCCGGCTAATGCCGACCTTGTTCTGATTAATGAGCCGAGTTCTCGTATATCCTCAGCGCCCGCCAAAACACTATGAACATGATCGCCGCCGCTTGTTGTGTGAGCATGATTGCTAGATGCGCTATGAGTATGATCGGCGATCTGCACTGGATGCGAATGGCGACCATTGTTAGCTTCGCTTAGCCCGACAGATTCAGCGCCGCCTGATTGCCCGGCAGTCCGAGCCGTGAGACCCGCGCCTGCGCCTGCGCCAATATAGACGCGGCCCGGCGGCGGCACTCTAAACGTATTGGGCGGATCGTTCGGCTGCGAATTGATGCGCCCAATTGCATCCCACGCCAACGGATAATCTACGGCGTTATAGATTGCGTAGTTGCACAGGGCCCATCCCGGCTCGATCGATTGCCGTGACGTTTCTTTCATGTCGCCAATCTGAAAGCCTGCGCTATCAGATTGAGCGAGCGGGCGCACCTGATCTATTTTCTGAGAACGCAAATCAATCAGGTCTGTAATTGCACTAGCATTAGTCTGCACTAGTCCTAGTGGAATCCCTAGTGGAGGGAGCGTGGCAGCGTTGGATACGGTGCCGCTTTCGGATACGTAAACAAAGCGCAGCGCGTTAGCCGCGATCGTAATAGTGCCGCTGTTGATTTGGACTATGGTGCCGTCCACAAGCATGACTGACGCGGCGCTATAGGCAATAGTGCGCCCGCCGCCGTCGCTAATTTCTAAGCGGCCATACCAGCCATAAAACTGTGCTTTTATTTGGTCGGGCTGATCGTCTAACCAATCGTCGATAACTTTGGGCCCGTGGCCGTATTCGTCAGTACCATCAAGGATTGGATAGCCTGCTGAGTTTGCCAGCGACGCTTCCCAAATTTCGCCAGCGTTTAATGTGGGTCTTGGCATCGTTAAGCCGTTATCTCCGTATAGCTAATACTTAGCGTCGCATTTAGATTGCCTGCGCCAGCCTGCGGCAATGCTTTGATATAAAGGCCCATCACGGATGCCGCGCGGCTAACGTCGTAAGTTCTCAAAATATGGCGGCGGCCATTGCTTGTGTTTGTCGCCGTCGTCTCACTAGTAAATGCCGAGTCGTTGCCGCTGCTATTCACTAAGCCGATCTCAAATTCCCAATCTTCATAACCTGAGATGCCAAGTATCGCCGCCGTATTGACGGCTATTGCACCCGCGAATGGCTTTGGTAAATACCAAGTTTTATCGCCGCCCGCTGGGTCTAAGTCGTTTGCGTCTACTGTATGCACCGCAGGCTGCTTAATGAGTAGGCTTAAGTCTGGATTAGTCCCCAATACTTTCGCCACGCGCAGCGCGCCCGTGTCTAGATTGCGGTTCGTAATGCCGGTTGACATGAGTGTCGGCAGATTGACCGGGCCCGTGGCGGGCATGATAGCAAGGATATCAAATAAGGTATCTGTCGCCGCGTCTGGCGTGAAGGTAAAACGATAGGCAATCTGATATTCATCAGATGCCGGTATCTCTACATCTAAGACGCCGCTAGTGATTGGGAATTCTTGCAATACTTTCGTGTATAGCGTATCCGGATCGGTTTGGTCGGTGCTGTTATTTTCTGTTAGCTGCGCGGTGAAGATGCCGTCTAAGGGCGTGCCCGTGCTGTTCGTGAGTAAGCCTACTAGTTGAGTCATTAAGATAGCCTCACGAACATATAAACAGTGATATAGGGCGACATGTTTTGGTGCGCATCAGGCGCAGCCGCGTCTAATGTCGCGTTTACATCCGTATAGTCTAAGCGCACGCCGCCAACGACTTGCTCATGTGTTGAGGCGCGCATTACTAGATCGTCACGCGTCTCTGAGCCATAAGCGCCCTCACCGTCGCCGCCATTGGCTCTCATGCCTTGATAGCTAGCTGTAAAGTCGCTACCGGTTGCCGTGCGATGCTTGTGTCTCATCTGCTCATTAGTCAGCGTCACTGTCTTAGCGCCGCCGGTTTTACCTGGCGCATTGAAGTCAGCGTCAGCGCCGTTAATACCTACCAGCATTCGACCTTGGCCAAACGCCGACCAATTACCAAAACCCAAGAACGTTGCAGGGTTAGTGCTACTGGTTGCATTCATATAGATCGAGCCGACTGGGTACACCTTTTGTAAGGTCGCGAGCGCTTCGTCTTTAACAAAACGTGTCGTTGCTATTGCCGTTCCGCTACTTGCGGCGGGCGGCGTTGGAGCCTTAGGCGATCCTGTCAAATCTGTATCGATAAGCGCGTTGGCGACGGCTGTATTAATGGCCGTCGTCGCCTGCTGTGTCGTATACGCGCCAACGCTAGCCGCTGTTAGTTGATGCGGGTTGGCCGTATTATTTACATGCGTTGCCAATTCGGCGTCGGTCAGGAAGCCCGCTTGTAATTGCGATACGGTGCCGCGCCTGAATACGCCGTCCTGACGCACTAAGATGCCGTCATTATCATCGAAAGACGTCGCCGGGTCCATCTGATCGATGGTCTGGCTGAAGACGGCCTCTTTATTTAGATCTGTTACTGCCATTAGTTCACTTCCAGTATGGTGCCATTGCCATCAATATCAAGCAGCACTGCGCCGCCATTGCTTTCGCCAATCACTAAAAATCCACGTTGCTTAAAGTATTCGTCATCAAAGATGATGCGCGACCGGCACCAAATCGGGCCAAACAATCGATCGATGCGCTCAGCCAGTCGGTGCGCATCGCTATTAAAAAAGGCACTAGGCAATACAATGTCATATTCCCAAGCAATCGCGCCAAGTGCGTCGCCTATTGCTTCGCGGCCAATAATGAAACTTTGCCCCTGCTGTATCAGGTGAGTAACACCTAATGTATTGAGCACAAAACTAAGCGCTTCAGACGTGCCATATCGCGGCCAGATTAACGAATAGCTATTGGCGAGGAGTTGGCGCTTTGATGCTTCGGGCCAACTTCGATCCCAATAGTCGCCGTGCCATCCGCATATGCTCGATAGAAAATCTAACCAGCTAACATCGCATGTCAACGGATCTACTTGTCTGCGAATATTATCGAGTGCTTTCGATTTGGCGCTAGTCAGTTCTGTATCTGGAAACTGAGCTAAATAATCAGCGACAACATTCGCCTGATAGCTGCCGTTAATTCCTGGCAGTCGGTTAAAAACCGGGCGTCCATTACGCCATGCCTCGTAAGTATTCAGCATCCCCTACACCTCCGGGTCAAAGCCGACCGGTTCGCCCGCGCCGCGCAATGTTCTAAAGACGATGCCTGTACTATCAACCAGTTCAACCGATAGCGAGTAAGCAATAGGCAATGTGTAATCGTTGGGCATTGGCAAATTTTGCAAGCCGCCGTTAAGCCTTAGCTCATCTATAAATTCGATGCCGCTTACAAATCTCATCTGATACGCCACTTCGGTAATCAGTAAGTCCGTGCCTGGGTCATACGACGCTGGTGATAGATACTGGCTCAAGCCGTCCCACAACGCATCAGCGACTTGATTCGCTTCGACGCCTGGCAATAGATGCGCAATCACTTCGGCTTCTATTTCTAACGTCTGCATCGGCGATACATACAGAGACGTGCCAAGCATGATGCGCGGCGATAGCTCGGCAATCACATCAGCTTGCAATGATGCATTAGCAGGCTCACCGGTCGCCGCCAAACAAAATAAATGCACCGCGCCGATCTGCTCACTCACCGCGTCAGCGCCCAGCAAGCCGATCGCCTTGGCTTTAGAGCCTGCACCCATGATGTCCTCAGCGCGCCCTTCAAAGTCGGACGCGCTAACAGGCGATCTATCCCTAAGCGCCAGCAGCCCGCGATTTATAGCGGCTTCTACATTTTCAGACGCCGCGCCGCCTTGCGATGGCGAGGTATTCGTGACGCCCGCTAGAAAGGTAAGCGGCTGCGTCAACTGCGTAATCGTATACGCGCCTAGGTTATAGCTAGCGCCGACTTCCTTGGCCGTCGCAGTAACAGTGCCCGTCAATTGCCCAGATGCAATCGTCAGCACCGCATCTGTATAAAAAGACTTGTCGCCGCTTGCGCTTAGCACTTCAAACCCTTTAGGGATTTGGTAAGGCGTTGGCCGCGCAGATGTTAACGAAAAAGTCAACGCCGCACTAGCCTTGGCTCCAAGCTGTCGCCGCACGCCCGTCAATTCCAGCAGCTTCACCACTAACGCCAGCGGCACATTGTTCACCGCGTAAAGCAATTCTGCAATCGCAAATGCTGTCGCCCTCAAGAACACGCCGAGCGGGCCATGATCGCTAAAATCATTTAGCTGGCCAAGGCTTCTCGCCGCGACTACATTTTGAGCCGCTTGATATAATTCTTCCTCATTTCTCCCGTCGATAAGAGGCGTATACAGCCCGATTGATTCAGAGTCTATAGTATCTGCCATAAATCTTGTTAGCGCCTCTTATTCGTTGCGTGAGCGCTTAATGCGCGTCGATTATTGTAAATAGATCGGGTCAGGTCACCAAGATCGAGTCTTGAGCGACGCCGTTAAATTGCCAGTCAATTTGCAGTCCTAACGCGCCATCGTCGCCAATCTCACCGGCGACGCTGATTGAAGCTTGTGGGATATACGCCGTCATCTGACGCGATACATACGAACTATATTCAGCGGCGCTGCGTTGTGACTCGAAGAGAGCGCCGCTGATTCCGTACTCTGGCCGCATCGGATTCTCAGACGGCTCAATTTCTAGCATCGAGACAATATGATCGGCAATCAATTCTTCATCGCAGCTCAGCGATAAGTTGCCATCTACTATTGCCAACGGATAAGAAACGCCCTGAATGAATTTCGACATATGCGCGGCTATAAAAAACGGCGGCCAAGAAAACGAGGTAGGAACACCAAAACTTGGCCGCCTACTTTGTAAGTCCTTCAGATTTTGCCATCTGACAAATATCAAAGCTCAACTGTCTACTGTCCACTGGCACCCGGCGCGCCCCTATCAACGATATTCAAAATATGATTCTGGGATGGCTTGTCGAGTGCTGAATCCTGAGTCTAGAAAGACAACAGAATCTTATATATCTCTATTATAAGGATCTGTTGTCTTTCGATCTGTTGTCTTTTTCGTATGTAAGTATTGATATATCAGCGTTTGAGCGTCTAGGTTCAAAAAAGGCCGATCTGTTGTCTTTTTCGAGCGCAGCAGCCAGATTTTCAGGCTGAGCCAGTGGCAGATCAGTGCAAAAATCGGCCTATCATTTACGCTTTGATGGCCCTTAAATCTTGCTCAATTTAGCCAACTGGCACAATGGGTTTCAACTATCACCATCCCTTAGTCGCCAAAGAATCGCCGCCCGTATCGACAGCGCCGAGTGTCGTAATTTGCTTCCCGCCAACGCTGAGCGAAGACGTTGTGAATGCAATAGCGCCCGCTAGATTTATACGATTGCCGCTGCCGTCCGTGATGATGACATTGCCATTGTCGGCCAGTGTGATAGATGCCCCTGCATCATTTCGCAGCGTCAATGACTGACCGACATTTATCACCCGGTCTCCGTCAGTGCGTTCGTCCTGTCGCCCTTCGGTAACGGCTGAGAAGTCTAGTTGAGGATCGGGCTTATCGTGTGGCGGATTTGGTGCGTTTACGCAGACCATCCACCACCCATTGAGCGGATCGCCGTCAATGCTCATCACTAGAATCGTTTGTCCTATCTTTGGCAATGGCGGATCTAGATTTGGATGAGTGCTCAGCCGCCTTAGCCAATGCGTCTCGGTGCCGGGCGAAGTGGGGGCCGCTGCCTTTACGCGCCGGGCCTTAGTCGGATCGTCGTTGTTCGTGACGACGGCTAGATAAGGCATGAACGCCCGGCCCTTTAGGTCGAGTCCTTCAGATGCCGCTTGATTGGCTTGATGTAATGTTTTGAAGAATTCCATAGATACCTATTAGTGCGGGCGCTAATATAAGTGTGAAACTTATTTACCATTATTCCAATGTTAGCAAACAATAGCCCGGCATCCGCTACATCTGCACCCGAAACCGTCCATCATCCTAAGCACTATAGCGGCGCGTCTGATGATGGCCGCGTGCTATTGCCCGCCCTAGGGTTCACGTCAAGTGACCTAAACCTAGAATGCATCGCGGCAATGGAGAAGATAGAGCACAGATGGCTCGCGAATTCGTTCCATCTTGGCAACGCTGTCAAGTACGTATGGCGCGCAGGCGTTAAGCCTAATCAGTCAAAGCTTAAGGACTTACAAAAGGCGCTATGGTACTGCGATCGGCTTTCCGCGTGGGAGCTATCGCCCTTGCCAGTTATGCGCAATAGACGCTTCTCTATCTTTCACACACGGCTGCAATATGCCGTGAAAATGGCTGAACTATATAGCACTGAAAAACCTAAGCCCGTCTAGGCATGGCGCAAACGCTAACAATGTAGAAAAACTAAAGAAGGAGCGATCGCGCAATGAAAACTATCAGGAATAAACGCCGCAATCGCTGGCGAGTAAAGCAGTCAAAGCGAAGGCTTGATGCTTGGTACGATTCTTTCTATGGCTATAGCGAGATCGATGAATACTACGATCCTGAGGAATGGGACTCTCAATTGAAAACCTGATGACATCCCTACACAATCGCAGCGTCAGGTGTTAGGATGAACTTGTAATTTATAAGAGGCAGGAGGGCTGAAGTATAGAGAAAAGTAACCTGAACACACGCTTATGCAAGATAGACTCAAAGCCGAAGTAGTTAACTACTTCGGCTTTTTTTCAATAGCCCGGTCAGGTATCTGACCGGGCTATTGCTTCAGCTAGGGGAGCATGTTAAACCTTGACCAACGTCGCCGGATTGATAGCCGTCCCGTTGAGTCTGATCTCCCAATGTAAATGCACACCCCTTGACGCGCCGCTATTGCCTTCCTCTCCCACCTTTTGCCCTTGCTTTACCTGTTCGCCTTCGCTGACGCTGACGGCACTTAGGTGGGCGTATCGGGTTTCATAGCCGTCTGCGTGCGTGATATAGACATGATTACCATATCCGCCGCCGCAGCCATCAGACGCGCTGAAAGGTGGGCAACCATTCACGCGGCGACTAACGACGCCATCAGCAGACGCCCATATCGTCGCGCCCGGCACGGATGACGCTAAGTCAACGCCCTTATGCAATCGCCCTCTACGCGGGCCAAATGGCGATGTCAGGACACCGTTACTAGGCTTGATAAATCCGCCCGCATTAAGTGGCGGCACATCGCCTGAGCTAACACCGCCGCCGCTAGTGCTTATCGCTTCGGGTGGTGGCTGCGGATATTTATTACGCATTGGGCTATACATAGTCGCCGTCGTCTCAAAGCCTGATTGCCCCAGCGAGTGCGTGATGGAATCTAGCACCCACATCCGATCTATTTGTTCACTGATACCTTCGACCATCACAGGCTGATCAGGATCTAGCGTCAGTAATGCGGGCGTCGTCGGCGCTGACCACGAGCACTTGATTCCTTTAATGCGCGTCTCATTACTTTGCCTTGTGCTATCAGCCGCGTCTGTGTCGCCCATTGTTAGCGGTGCGGCGACAGACGTTGCAGAGCCTGTCGTAAATTCTTCAGGCGTCTCACCTGCGCCGATCAGATTCTCTGGATTCACCGCGACCATCTCACCACTTGCCGGATCGACAATTACTTTACGCTGACCGGTCGGCGTGCGATCGGATGGATCGCTTGAGCGAGCGCCGCCGCTGCCCTCACCTTGCGCTTCATGCGTCAGTGAAAAGCTAAGCCCTAAGTTATCGGCATAGGCTAATAAAAATGCAGGCTTCTCGGTGCGCTCTCCTATCGTCAGCGTTCGGCCCTGGCACTTGACCCGGTAGCCAATGCGTCGGCATTCACTTAGTAAGGCTTCATAGTCCGTCAAGCCGCGTTGTGGAAAGTATTCATAACGCGGCCCATCTGCTTCCATATCGAGCAATAGCCCGTGCGCGTCGCACACCTTTGTTGCCAGCTGCTTGAGCGTAATATTTTGATAAGCCGTATTCTTCCGACGCTGCGTCAGCACCCAAGTCGCCGCCGATCCCGATATGCCAACGCTGTCATGGTCAAAGCGCGAATAGTCAAGCCCGGTATGGAGAAAGCTATAAGCCGCCACGACATCGCCATTAAACCCTAGCTCTACAGTAATCTGTGAACCCGCTAACGCCGCCGCGCGTTCCTTCGTGGGCGGCTTATCGGCGGCGGCTTCGACACTTTCGACAGCACTAGCTGCCGCTTCGACGCTTTCGCCATATGCTGCCTGACGCTCTTTGAAAAACGCGATCGCCTCGGAATAAGAGACAGTGCCCTGCCCTGAATATCGATATTGAGACATTGAAAAACCTTGTAATCCTTACAGGGAAATGAGTTCAACTAATTTCAGAAATAAATATAAAACTCCTTTACATCTGAAAATAGACGCGCTATAATAGATTCATACACGGAGACAACCGATAGCCAAAGCCGAGTCACTAAGTTCCGTCCAGAGAGTCAACGCAGACTGGACTGCCCAACGCCGAGTGATGTAGCTGACAAACACTAACCCCGCCCCGGCGGGGTTTTTTAATGGGCGTCGGCGGGGATCATGGTGCATAGGGCAGTGCGGCCCATTCCCAGGCTAATCCAGTGACGCCGCCCGTGCCTGCTAACGCTGCGGCGATGTCACCCGCCTCTATTGCCGCACGCGCGCCCCTGCGTTCGATAAGCCTTACACATACCGCATCTTGAGACTTGGGGCCAAAGTCGGGCGCATCGCCCTTAAATTCATTCCAGGTGCGGCCCTGTATCTGATAGCGGCCCGCAGGCGTCAACGATCCTGGTGATGGATGGTTAGCTAGGCTTGGTAAAGTGCCGCCGCCAAACGCCGTGTTATAGCCGCCATTAGGCCCTGATTCTGCCAGGCCAATTAAATCTAATGCGGCGCGCATGTTGGCGCTCAGACTGCCGTCAGCCGTGCCTGAGCCAGCGCCAGCTCCTGTCGTCGTCTTTCTAGGCTCAGGCTTATTGAGCGGTTCTAAGCCTTCTATCTCTTCGATATAGGCCAACAGGGCGTCGATTAGCTTGCGCCCTGGGTCGTATAAGGTGGCGTCGCAATTATTCGAGTTTTCGCCCTCGCCTAGCGTGACGGCGACAGACTTTAGATAGCCGTCGCCCCAGGCGAAGACGCGATCGCCTAGCGTCAGTTTTGCGTATGGTGAGATTGTGTTTATTCGTGGCATATGTTAACCAGCCAATAAGGATAACAACGGTAGCATCGCCGCTTGGTTCTTTTGCGTAGAGCGATCGCATATCCACAGCACCTCAGTGCGGGCATTGTCGCAATTCGTCCTATTCTTTGCCACGCTGCAATATGAAGCAATATCAACACGCCGCTGGCAAGATTCCGGCATCACATCACCTTGATCGTAGCAGCTCAAAACGTAGCTACCTTGAATGCTGTCTAGCTTTCGGCAAAGGTTGCTAAAGTCATTAATTGTATAGCCGCTGTAGTGTTCGCACCGAGTGCCAACATAGGGCGGATCGCAATAAAACAAAGCGTCGGGCGCGTCCCACCTTTCGATGAAGGACAAGGCGTCTGAATTATCGATGTGAACAGAATTCAGCCGCGCAATGCTTTCACTAAAGGCGCTTCTCTTGTTGGCCCATATCGCCCCTAGGTTTGCACCTTTTACGGCATAGCCCCAGCTGCCATTCACGCTTTTGGCGAAAGACATAGAAATGTTGACGACTAACGCCCATGCCCTTTCTAGATCGCTAGCCGATGCGCCCTTGCATATCTCTACGGCTCGGCCATGCTCTGTCCGGCTATAGGGCGTTAGCGCTAGCATTTGCTCTAAAGCTGCACCATCTGACCTAGCAACGCGGTAAAGGTTCGTCACTAGGTCGTTAGTATCGTTCAATGCTTCCCTGTAAGAGTCCCTATTACTGACAATCGGGAGAGGTTTCTTGAACAGCACCGCAGCGCCGCCACAAAACGGCTCTGCGTATATGTTGTGCGGAATCTTTTGCAACTCTGCAACAATGCGCGATGCCATGCGCTGTTTGCCGCCGTAATAGCTGATTAAAGGCTTAGGTGTTTTCATATCACAGCACCCAGCTAATAAGTTGCGTCGCCGCCGCCGCTGACGGCTGTTTAAGCCCGCTCAGCGATAGCGCGGCTATGCGTTCATTCACGCTCAGAACGCCGCGCTCTATCGCCGCACTGACTTCATTCAGGCTAGGGATATCGATCTTCTCGCCAATGGGTAAAGCTTCAAATATATTCAAATCGTTAGCTGCGGCAATGTCTCTGAAATTGCCAACGTTGCCATAGACACGATGCGCCAGCTTATCAAGGCTATCGCCCGCTTCGACGACGATCTCAGTTATCTCACTACTCACCAAATAAACCCCGCTCATTCCAAAAATCAAAGCCGTCCCAGGTGCCCACCGTGCCCAACGTCGTGCCGTCAAGGCCGCTCAGCGTCACAATACCATTAGCCGCCGCTGCTAAGCTGAAACGCTGCGATCCTATTGCCGCACGCGCTGCCGGGATAAGCCTATTCGCATTCGCCCTTAAAAACGCCGTTGCCCGTGTCTGCGCCTCAGCCTGTTGCCGCGTCGATAATGCCACGTCGCCCGTGGGCGCAGTCGGCTCCGTTGCCGCCTCCACGCCCGTCTCGATCAGCTTCACTAGGCTCAGGCTCACACGGGCAATAGCAGGCTCGCCATTCAGCCAGCCTGTCTCCTGCACAGACATACTCTCTAGCACCGATGGCCCCCATCGCTCAGTACCCCAAACAAAGAATACGCTAGGTGGCGGCTCAGCGGCCCCTGTGGGCAATAGCAGGGCGTCTAGGTCATCTAGCAGTAATCTGACACTCTTGCCTGCGCAATGGCCATCTAGCAGTAAATCCGGTATCTCTAAGCGCGGGTTGCCTGTGCGTAAATAATTGAGCGGTGCGCCTGCTATAGCCGCAACTGGCACCTCTCCATACTTCGCATCGCGCGATCGGCTTAGCGATTCTGGATTGTACAGGAAAGTTACGATCCCGCCATTGTCGGCGCGCTCTAGCTTTGCCGGGATGCGGGCTATAGCTTCGGCGTCGCTGAGTTGACTTAGTACTTCAGTGTTCATGGGTTCTATTTTAAGGGAGTTTGGCCGGTACTGTGCAGCCTTTGGTTCGTTGTGTGGCTTGCTCTGAGAGTATGGCCCGTTTCAATCCCTAAGAGGGTTTCACTATCGTTGCAGCGAGGTGAGGTTTTTCATTTAAGCGACCTCCATCGAGTTTCAATCCCTAAGAGGCTTTCACTATCGTTGCAGCATTCTTTCCACTGGTGGGCATCAAAGGACGCCCTGTTTCAATCCCTAAGAGGCTTTCACTATCGTTGCAGCAGGATTCATGGGCGAGCAATAGCAAAGAGCTAGCCGTTTCAATCCCTAAGAGGCTTTCACTATCGTTGCAGCGGCCAAGAGGCTTTCGATATCATCGCAGGCGAGAGTTTCAATCCCTAAGAGGCTTTCACTATCGTTGCAGCGTTTGTCCTTCTGTTTTGTGTGATTCAGTTCGCTGTTTCAATCCCTAAGAGGCTTTCACTATCGTTGCAGCTAGTGTCGAGCCACGATAGCGCGATCGCCTTGCAGTTTCAATCCCTAAGAGGCTTTCACTATCGTTGCAGCAATAAGGACAAAAACTAATGACTGACATCACCTACGTTTCAATCCCTAAGAGGCTTTCACTATCGTTGCAGCGAAGGCAATAGCAGGTAATGATTTTATCGTTTGTGTTTCAATCCCTAAGAGGCTTTCACTATCGTTGCAGCTTTTATTGACCCAGACCCAAGAACCAACCCAGAGGTTTCAATCCCTAAGAGGCTTTCACTATCGTTGCAGCGGCGGCACTCTAGAAGCCAACACTTTCAGGCGCTTCAGAGGCCACTTGCGCGAATCTCTAAAAAACTAAATAATGAATGCCTGAAAGGATTGATCTTTCGTGCCCTATGAAGCGTACAGCCAGCAGCTCGCGCATTTTCAAGGTGAAGCCCCAAGAAAGGGGGGATTGTGATCCATATTTCCGGATCATCTATTCAAGTACTCGCGTGACTTGATTGCTTCCTTGATGTACGCTTGCACGTCATCTCTCCTCTCGGATCTCAAAGCCATACGGATATAGCGCCGTTGCCGCCCAAACTGCGGTTTCGCTTGGATTCATTATAGCTTACTTTATTCCATTCTTGTTATTTTCGATTCTGACACCCATATCATTGCAGGCAGCATTACAGGCAAGCTGTGCGCCCCAACATTTACGAAGCCAGGGCATCCATAGTACCCTGGCAGGGAAATCAAAACTTTGTCGCCAGCCTGTTTCCAGACTTGGTAGTAATGACATTGGTATCGACACCACGAAAAATTAATCGCCACGTTTTTTCATGTTCTTCGCCGCGTTCACATCGGCATTTTGCTTCACCAAGTGTAGGCCACATTTACTATTCAGGCAAAAGAAAGTGTCTTGCTTAGCGCGATCGCCTTTCTCGCTGCAAGCATGGCATTCTTTGGACGAGTTACGCGGCTCAATATCGGCCCAGTTCTTGCGAGCACCGCTCAGGCGCTGCTTTGTTTTGGCCTTAAGATCGCCCATGCAAGTATGCCGCATCGCGTAGTTTAGCCCGGTCTTAGCTGCTGCTCCGTTTGACTCCCAATGCGAGCCGTCTGCTGATAGCTTAGGGTCTACGCCTTTACTGAGATTGCCAAGCTGTGTATTTTCCCAATACAGAGCATCATAGGTGCGGGCCAATCGGGTAGCGAGCTTATGATTGAACATGTTGCTAGAGTTCGCGCCGCGTTCGTGGAGCCGCGCGATTTTACGTTGCAACTTAGCTTCGTTCTTTGTGGCCTCACGCTTGCCCATGCGCCACGATAAGCCAAGCCTTCGATCATTGGCTTCCCTCATCCCATCAAGCCTAGATTGCCATGACTCGATATGTACAGCAATCCGTCCGCGTGAAGCATTCGGGTTAAACAAAGCGCCATTGTCTAGCGCAACAATCTTCTTAACGCCTGGATCTACGCCTGCTCTATGGCCAGTCAGCTTTGATGCAGGAGATGCTAGGTATTGGTCAATCTCAATTTGCATTTTTAGCTCATCGAGTGCAGACACTGCTGCTTGATAATCTGCTGATGCGTCTAAGGCTGCTTGCTGAGCGGCTTTCCCTTTGATGCCTTTCTTGGCGGCTGCACTAGCTTTGTTGCGTCGGGAGGTCAGCACGGGCTTTAGCGCTTCTGATGGCGTTGCTGCCGAGATACACAGATACCAGCCGCTAGGTTTTTCGGCAAGCTTAGATGAACGCGGAACAAAGTTGCCTAACCGCTTTTGCCAAGAACGATCGCACGGAGTTACCTGCATCCCGCACATCTCAAAGATGCCGTTTTTTAACTTTGGCGGCGTCTGCGCATTGCTGAAAGTAGAAACGGTATTCTGTCGCCCGTCCTTGAACCTTGGTTGATGCCGCGCAGTCAGCTTTGCGTCCTTGTACGCGTCCCACGAAGCCGCAAAATCTTTGATTAATCCGCCAATGAAATCAGAATGACAGCTTATTTCGCTGAGTCCTTCAGCCGCTCTCACAGACGACAGCCAGCCTTTTGCGTCAAGATTTTCGGGGCGCTTTAGTTCTCTGCCGTGGAGATTAATGTATTCATGAGCTACGGGCGCGATCGCTTCATAAGGCCGATCGCCTTTTACAAGCTTCGAGCCATGCTTAAAGCGTTCTTCCCAGGTGCCGCCTTTATTGATGCGATAGGCCAGCGTAACAGTTTCATCTTTCGCCCAATATGGCCCACCTGTAGCAATCTGGCAGGCTGCGCCAGACCATGCATTTCGCCTGTTAAACCTAAGCGGTGCCAGAATGCAGCCATCAAGGCTTACGCCATTCTTTGCGGCCCACTTGTACCAGTCAAGACAATGATTGTGCAGTGCGACCCATCGGCATTTGTTCCACAGCCATTCAAGCTCTTGTCGCTGGCCAGGGATTTGGCGCAGTGATTCAGCATCTAGAGCGACTTTTATTTTTACAGTTTTCACAGCTCTAGGTTCCTTTTCGTTTGTGTGAATAGCATAGCAAAACATAGCGCGGTCTGTAAACGAGTTTTATCGCGCGCCCTCGCTATTGCCTCATCGCCGACGCTCAACTGTCTACTGTCCACTGGCACCCGCCGCGCCCCTGTCAACGATATTCAAAAGGCGATTCTGTGACGGCTTATCGAGTGCTGAATGAGAGGGCGAAAAAGACAACAGAATCTTATATATCTCTATTATAAGGATCTGTTGTCTTTTTCATTTGTTGTCTTTTTGCCCTTAAAGGCTTATCGTGTATAGCTTTCAGCCGTCGAAGTCGCAAAATCGCGATCTGTTGTCTTTTAAACGATCAGCCCGCTGAAATTACCAAGTCAATCGGCATTTTGAGCGGGCTGATTGTGTCTTATTTTGAGTGTCGAACGAGCTTGAGAATCTGCTGAATTTGCTCAACTGTCACACTCGATTCTGCGCGTTTTGTGATGGTCGTCTGCGATGGCGGCGTCACTGAAAATGAAATTGCGACGGTCGCGGCGGCGACAATCGCGACGATTATGATTTTAGTGACGTGGCGTTTTAGCATTTCAATAGCCCCATTTAGAAGCGGCAAAGTCATCACCATCGATGATAATTGTGCCAAATCTAAAATTCCTATCTCTGAGGTATCGAGGATCGAGCTTGAGTAAACGCATAAATTCTAGATGGTCATCCATGCGTTCGGCGACTAAGCAGCCCGCGCTAGAGATGCCGATGCGTCCGTTATAGGTATAGGGCCCATGTTGATTCACAGCGAATAGGCCCGTGTCTAATGCGTCGCCCGTGCGGCTGAAGTCTTTGTTCTTATCGCGATGGCCTGTGATTGGGCCAATCTGGCGCAGGGCACTATGCGCGTCGCGCCCGTGCGTATCGATATACCAGGCGCTTTTATGCTCGCCAAAGGCAATGCGAAACGCGCCCTTATCGTTCATTGGTGAGTAGGTATATTTATCGCCCGGCTCAGTCGTCGCCGACATGGGGAACCGGCTATTTACGAAATACGGCGCGCGGGCTTCGTCGAAGCTTAATAGGATGCGTTGGTCATTCCATTCGTTAGGGCGATCGGCATTGGGTTTGCCGTATCGATCAACGCCCTCTATATATATGATGTTTCTTTCACGCAGGCCGCTGGCGAGGCTATAGCCTTTATCCATGCAATAGCGAGCGATACGGCTAGGGAAATCCATAGACAATCGCCAGTCATCAGGATACGCCGCCGCGCCTGCGTCATCGCCTGATGCTTTGGCATCTTCAATCAATTCGACACTAGGCCCGTACACAAAGCCGCGTGAGAATCCTGGTTGCCCTGTCGCTGGATTTTTGCCGCCTTTAGAGGCAATAGCGCCGACCGGCGCAGCCAGGACTAAATATAAGTGCGAGCCGTCCGCTTCATGCCAGATTATCTCGACCTCAGTGCCCGCTTTGATGACGCGCATCTGATCGGCGTGGCCGTCTTCCGTTAGCTTGGCTGATTGCTCAGGCCAGGGTTTTAGCGTGGTGTCTACGAGTGCTTTTATTTTGGTCATGGGGGAATCCTTTACTAGGTACAAGAAAGCCCGCTCAATAATTATTGAGCGGGCTTAGGAAAGTTGTATTGAGTGGTCGTGATTAGTCGTCTATGTCCTTGACGGCTGATACAGCTAGTGCACCGACGACCACGCCGCTTAGCATCCCAAGGGAAAAGCCTGCCACAAATATAATCACTGGGGATCCTCATACTGGCTATAGTCGTCGGCCAAGGCGTCGAAGCCTTCCGCCCATGCGTCCAGCTCGCCATAGAGAGCCTCTAGGTCGCTGCGTAGTTGCGCGCGTAGCATTTCTTGGCCGATGCCGAAGCCAAGCGTAAAAGCTAGCCCTAGCGATGCCACGACTAACCCGAAACGTCTCAGCTTTGGCGCGCGTTCCTTAGTCTCAGATGTTTTAGTCTCGTTCATGATTTTCCTCGTTTTTACAATATTTGAATATGCCGGGAAGGCCCGGCAATAGCGATCGCTTATTCGGTGATGTCGACGCCAATCGTGAAGCGATTAACGCTCGCTACTTTTAGGGTGCAGCCGTAAGTATCATTACGTCGCCGCACGCGGCGGATGGCCATGTCTGCGTAACTTCTAACGTCAGTCGTGCGGCAACCTGAAATGGTATACACAGCCCTTAGCCCGCATAAAAGCTCTACATCGTCGTGCTTTTCAACGTCTAACCCTAGAGACGCGATGATAGTAGAAACAGCGTCATCTAAGGCGGCTGCGGCGTATTGGATTGATTTAGTTTGAGTCGTCATTATCTGTAATTCCTTTTATTAGTTTTCTTTTACTTAACCCAGCGTCCACAGAACGATCCCGTAGCATGACCAGACGCGGAAGGGTCCGACGCCGCGCGACGATGCAAACGCTTCGTCGTAGCCCTGGCTTATCGCGTAGTCTCTGCACTCTTCGGCTGAGGAATTGCGGGCGCTGTAAAGAAAGTCGCTATAGCCAGCAGCCTTAACGGGCGCGGCAATAGCAGTAGTCAGAAGGACGGCGGTAAGTAGGGTTCTCATGGTTGGTGGCTGGGGATCAGGGTTGGGCTGTGGAAGTAGCGCCCCTTTCGGGGCGCGGGGGGTTAGGCCCGGTTCTTCAGCTTGGCTACGGTGGCCTTCATCTCAGCCAGTGCTTTGTCGGTCGCCTTGCCCTGAGCAAGCACCGCCAGGACCAGTGCCTTCATCTCGCTGTCGTCAGTAGTGGCAGTAGCAGCGGCGGCGGTGGAGTTAGTCATGTTGTGTTCCTCGTGTGTATATAAACACTATAACCTACTATCTGCCAAAATGTAAAGGGGTTTTAGATTTATTTCTAAAATTAGTTTTAGAAACTAGCAGAGAGCTGTGACTGAGAGAACTTTCGCCATTGTTGATTGAGTGCCTGAGTAACCTTTTGAGTGATTTCGTCGGCTGACTGTTGCGCGCCGTTGATGTTGATCGTGACGTTCATGCCGCCGCGTGGGGCATTGAGTGCGCTAAGTAGCCCGGCCTGCTGACTGCGATTAAAGATGGCCTCTGTGTCGTTGGCGACGACGAGGTTAGCGCCAGGCGCGGCTGAACGCTCTCTATCCATTGCGTCGAACAGGCCCATCTGGTCTAGGCCGCTGGCCTTGTTGGGCGTGGTGCGACGGCCTGTAAAACCGCTGGGGCCATCGCTGCCATTAAATATTGAGAGCATAGCGGCGATGCGATCTTTTAGTGCTCTGAAGAGGCTAGCGATCTGGTCGGCGACGCTAGCCATTACAGATTGCAAGGTGCCGCCGCGTGATATCCAGAAGTTCTTGATACCGATGAATATGCCGGTTACCGTCACGACGACGGCGGCAATAGCACCGATGATGGGCGCGCTAACGCCGACGATAGAAGCGCCGATGACTGCTATTGCTGCCATGCCTGCAAGCCTTAGTCCCTTGAACCACATCATCGCTAATGCGCCATAGTCAACGTTGGCCATTGCCGTGCCGATTGCATAGATGCCGACCATGCCCAGCTTGAGGAACGCATTGCCGATGGCAAGGAAGTCAATGTTTCTGATAAAGCTGACTATTCCGTCAATGGCGGCGGCAATGCCAAGTCCTAAGCGATTGCCAATGACAGTGACGTCCATACTATTGATAGCGCTCGATAGTCGGTCAAATAAGCCGCCTGCAAAAGCGCCGATACTGGATGTTATTTTCCCAAGGTCAAAATCAACTGGGTCAATCACACCTCTTACAATTTTGGCGCGAAACGTATTGAGGAATGAATTAAGGCCGACTAACCATCCGGTCACGGCGTCTAAGCCGTCGATAATCATTGCCGCCGGATCGGCGGATAGTCCTAATGTCTCAGCCAGCTGGCTTATCTCATAGAAAAGCCCGCCAGGCCCGATCAGCTTTTTGATAGTGCCCGCCGCCGCGTCCATTACGCTTCGCCCGTCAATCTCACGCATGAACCCGAATAGGCCCGATGTGGGGTCGAACATTGACGACTTGAAGCCGTCAATCATGCCGCCGACGCTATTGGAGGAGGCTTGGATCATCTCGTCAGACACCTCTAGCGCCGTCTGAGCCAGGTCTAAGATCTCTTTAGACGTCATGTCTTTGAGTTCTATACCTTGCGTTTCAAGATGGCCTTTGATGACGCTCAAGGATGCCTTGTTGCGCTCCCAGAAATCGAGACGCGCTAGCTCAGCTATTGACGTTTGCCCGCCTAACAGTTTGGCGATAGCGCGCCCTGATTCTGAGATCGTGACGCCTGCGGCATCGGCGCGAATACCGGCGCTGATACTCAGCTTATCTAGGCTAGCTGCCATAGCATCTTGGTCTAAGACGCCATCTAAGCTCATAAAGCTTGGGATTAATTCATCGGTCAATGACTTACCGATGCCGATATAGCCCTCTGTGACGCCTGGTAGAGACGCCGCCGCGTTGGCCATGCGGATACTAAAGGCGTCAATAAATCCGCCTGCCTCGTCAAAGCTGACTCCGGATAATTTGGCAAAGTCGTCAGCCGTGCTGATATTGCCTTGAATAATATCGGCGCTTTCGCCAAATGCATTGACTAAACCACCCACTGCGCCCGTGACCGCGCTGAGCGCTGTCGTTAAGCCCGTGGCCATCAGGTTACCAAGCGCTACGTTATTGCGGATGGATGCGCCGATGTTATTAAACGATCTGATCGCCTCGTCGCCATCGACTTTGATTTTGGCGGAAATTAAATTTGGCATCTTTTACCGACTTTGAGAGGCGTACAAAAAAACACCCGCTCAGGATATCCTGAGCGGGTGCGGGTGAGAGAACATTAGATAGGTTAAGCGCGATATATTTGGCCCTTGTGCCTAGCTTCGCCGTCGCCCTTGATGGCAGGCGGATCATAGTTAAGGCGTGCCTCAATGAATTCCCGCAGGTATAGCCGATCGCCATCCATGCCGAAACAGAACCAAGCCGCACCGCGTGCGATGGATTCATTACGCGAGACGATGCGCGCGAGATGGTAGCAGCCTGGTTCGTCCCTATAAGGATTCTCAGCCCATAGATAATAGATAAGGTTTGACGCGTCGCGCTCAGGGCTATATCCAGGCTCGCCTAGTAATTCCATAGCATGATCGTATGGCAATCCGTCAAGGCACTGACGCTCTGTAAGGCTTATCGCTAGCTCGTATATTTCGTCAGCGTCTTGTTCAAACTTTGACTTTTTCTTTTTCGTTTGGACGATAAACGGGCGCTTCGCTGTTTTGGTAGCCATCTGAGTTTCCTTTTTCGTTTTTTAGATTTTAGCTCAATTATTTTCTAGCCGCGTCTGCTGCCTTAGCTTTGGCGCGGGCGACATCTTCAAACACTTCTTTATGGAAAAAGAATTCAGAGATAGGTAGATCGAGCATGGCCAGATATCCGGTTGTAAACTGACCGCCGCAAATATGGGCGGCTATCTCATAAAGTGAGCGCGCGCGGAATGCGCGATCGGCAACTGAGAAGATGACATCATGCGAGTCCGAGTTTTTTGAGACGCTTAGTGACATTTGGAAAGCAGGCGAATGCCGCTCCGACCCTCGCTATGTCCTCATCTTCTAAGTAATCCATGAAGCCGTCAAAATCTGGCTTCGGTGCGTCCAAGTTCTCAGGATCTTCCCACGTGGCAATCATGGCATGAGTAAGACGATAAGCCCCCATCACGCCGCCCTGGTCGCGATCAGCACTTAGCGCGCTGACCATATACACAAAATCTTTAGCCTTCGGTTCCTTGAGCGTGACGAATGCGCCGCGCTCAAGCTGGAAAGATGCAATGCCCGACTGTTCATCAAACTGTAATTCGACAATATCGATAGGCTGATCGTCGGGCGCAGCGTCAGCGGCATTAACATCAGATGCCGGGCTATTGCCTTCAGCTTTTTCAGGTGCCGGGCTATTGCCGAAACCGCTTTTGCTTACCTGTCTTACAGCCATATCGATAAATCCTATTTACTTCGTTTTACTTTGTCTATTCTATACCTTGGCGTCAACGTTTGTGCCGGGCGGCAATAGCTTGCGCGCAATAGCTTCGCCTTGTGCGATGGCGTCGGCAGGTAGCTGAGTAAATTCAGTCAGCGCAAACTTACGCTCAGACCAATACTTCATGGCCGCCGCCGTGTGAGCTTTGGCATCTTTTTCGCTAAGCCCTTGGCCGCTCCAAAATGCATAGGCCGCATCGGCGACCATGCCGAGCAACGTATCATCTGGGATTACATCAGAAGCAATGCGCACATAGGTATTAATGGCAGGGTAAGACTTTTTGATTTTGCTAAGTGCGGGCAACGTCATCAGGCGGCCAGCCAGGCTTAGATAGATGTAAGGCGACGCGCCGACTAACGCGGCGACAAGAGATAGAACGATAGGGTTGGATGTGAGAGTGTCAATCATGATGAGATAGTGAGGATGATAGGACGTCTATTAGAGATAGCGCAGCGTTAAGCCTTAGCCCCAGGCTGCTTGCTCGACTGTAAATTCAAGGCTTAGCATTACGACGTTGTTACCGTCTGCTGTGTTAATCTCGAATGTTTCAAATGTTTCGATACGGCAGCCAGACAGTCGCCATGCCTTAGTGCCGCGCCGCGTAATGCCGCCGCAGCGTGTGACCGGGCGCGCTGTGATGTCTGCGGTATCGAGTGAGCAACGCATACGATCAGCCCAGTCGACAACGTCGCCGTCTTTGTCGGGGTCAAAGCTGCGCTTACACGTAACGTTTTGATATTCAGTTGCGCCGCTGCCTGCTTTGCGTTTGATGTTCGTTAAGCCATCGCTATAAGTCGGGCGCGTCGTCTTTATTTTTACGCCGCTAAAATCTGAGAAATAACCAGTCAGGCCGTCAATGGTGATCAGCCCGTCTGCGTTCGTCATGGGGCTGCGATCCTCTAACCGAATTGTCATGTGTCTACTCCTAAAAAATGCCAACAAAAAACCGCTCAGTCGGTAAGGGCTGAGCGGGAAGCTAGGAAAAAGGAGAGCTGCGCACCCTCCCATCCTATCAAATAAAAAGCCTAAACCGCTGACACATCTACACGTCCAGCATTCGCGGCTGTCTGCACCTGGCCAATGCCAACGCGATAAGTGCCGACTAGCACCCGCTCTGACGCCGTCGACGGCACGGCGTACACTTCGACCAATACATTGCCATTCTCTAGATTCTCTGCGCTATTGTTGGCGCGGCTCGCAATGACTTGATAAGCCTCAGCCGCCGTTGCCCCAAATAAAGCGCCCCCAATCCACATCTGGCGACAAACCGCGTTAGCCGTATCTTCAGCGCGGCTTAGAAATACATCTTGACCGTCAATGCTGCTAAATAATGCAAAGTCGTAGGCGCGGCGTAGCGTCCCATTAAGGACGTTCATAATTACACGCGTGACCGTGAATTTATAAAAGGCATCGGCTGATCGGGTTCGCATTCCCCAGACGCACACGCCTTTATTCTGCAAGTTGCGAATCAGGTTTATGTTGAGCGGATTCAGCACCTCTTGTTCTTGGTTGCTGAATCGATAGGTGACATCCTTCACGCCTTTCAAGGCATAGGACGCGCCCGCACCTGGCTGCTGATAGCCTTGCTCAGCGAAACGTCGTGTATGGATTGCCGCGACCGCCGCTGATGGCGGTACAACCTGATTGTCAATGTCTAGCAGATATGGCGCATAGTAAGCGCTATGACCCTGCGGCGATACATATTGCTCACCATCAGCCTTTGCCGTTGCAACGCTACCGATTTCAGGGCCGCAATCTAAAAGCGCTACCCAGTCGAACGAGTCTTGAGAGCATAGCGCCTCCATCGCGATAGCAACGCTAAGCCGATCGCTCGCTGACAAATATTGAAACGCCTCTGGCGCAATCAAAAAGCCCTGCGGAATATCGTCATCCTTGTCAAAGCTATTCTCGATCGCCGCAACATAATCGCTAGCCGTTAGCGACGCCGTCTCATCAACGATGGTGATATCGCCAGCCGCAGCCGTCACAGTCAGCGTGTAGCCAGCTTTATCAACGCGCAGCAATATCTCTCCATCTTCTACCGTCGCCGTCGCCGTCACAAATTCAGCGCCGTCTGACGCGTTGATTGCATTCTGCAATCCCGTCGCAATCTCATCGACAGTTTCGCCAGCCTCGGCGCTATAGGTCACGTCGTCCGAATAAGTGATCGGCGTCCCATTGAATTCGATCGCGTTCCCTTCCTCGTCGAACGCCGCGCCCGTCAGCGTGACAACATAATCGTCAGCCGCAGCCGCATCGATCGCCACCCTAACAGATGGCGAAACATAAGAACGTACAAAGTATAAAAGAGCACTTGGGTTGTTTCTGAACAGTAGTTTTACTGACGCTTCAGAGAGCGAGCCGCCAAATTGATTCGTAAAATCTGTTGGCCCTTGCGCCAGTGTAGGCGTGTTATACGGGCCGCTAGTCGCACCGCCAATCATGTAAATCGTCTGATGGGCTGCAATCTCTGTGACGCGATAGCCCGTAGTTTGCTCTACGACCTTGACGCCAGGCCGATTGAAATTGGCGAAAGCCGTTGTAATGCTAGGCATTGGTTCGATTACCTCTTAAGGGTTAGGGGTGATGGTTGACAGCAGATTGGCGTCTAGCGTGTTGTCTTCAATAGCCGCCGCGTCAGCGCGATAGGTCGATATACTAATGCGCTCAATCTGCGCCGATGGGTCAGGATCGGCAGCAGGCGCATAGTCTGGATGGACGTTGACCGCTGTCACAGCAAACTCCACGACAAATGAAAAGTAAGCCGAAATCAGCCAGTCATCCTGATCAGTCCCATCGCGCGCAATATTGACCGGCACCTCTTCCTGTTCCATCGAAACATCACTGATGGCACTACAGCCTGAGAGGTCCATCAAGGCCGCTACGTGCAAGTACTCGACTAATGACTCAATGTCGCGATAAGGGAGGCGTTCAAGAGGCGTCTGAGAGGCATAGCGATAGACTAGCGTATAGGGAAGGACTGCCTTACCGCGTGCTGAGTTCGATTCTGTGCGTTCGTATTCAAGGTCACGCACTGGGAACCCAATGCAAGTATTCGCGGGTAAGGCGCGTTGGCTCGTCGGATGAGCGCTAAATAATTTCTTTGGTGGGTCGGCATTGAATTCGTCAATTCTGACTTTGCCGATCAGCCAGGCTTCGATGCTCAGTCTGACAGCTTCTAAATTTTTGTCGCTCAATTTCTATTGCCTCTATTTTTTGCCGCCGCGCGCCCTGATAAACGAGTCTCAAAGGCAGGGTTTTATGGACGGCTAAAAAGACAACAGATTCGTCTATATATCTATTATAAGGATCTGTTGTCTTTTTTATTTGTTGTCTTTTTGCCCTCAAACCCATACACGATAAGCCTTGTAGACATCGAAGGCGTAAAATCGCGATCTGTTGTCTTTTAAACGATCGGCGCGCTGAAATTGATCGGACTTATCGTGAATTTTGGTCGCGCGCCTTGCGAATAATTAGACGCCATTCGCAGCAGTCGCGATCGTCAATATGGATGATCGTGTACTCAGTCGCGGGGTGAGATAGATTCCTCAGCGCATCGTCATAGACAACCTCACCCGTCGCATCGAATTCGACGCCCAGCCATAGATGAGCGCGTTTGCTATCGTCACGCACGAATGTATCAAAAGGTACTGAGCGCGATATCCGTAGCTCTTTATCATTTGCTGATACGTAAACGCTAATGGCGCTAGCCGTGCCGCCGCCGACGTCTAACCCGGTCAGCTTTGGCGACACGTTTGTGACGCGCGGCGGCGGGTCATTTAGCAATGTGTCTTCAATCACTGGCTGAAAGGTGCCGGGCGTCAGCGACAGATGGCGCACTAGGACTGGGCAATAGTGTGGATGGCCAAGTGCCGCATCCTTTCGATGCGCTCTATCTGTAACGGCATTGATGCGATCGTATAGGCTCATAGTTGGGCGCAATAGGAAAGCCCAGCCGTCTAACGGCTGGGCTTTGTGGTGGCTTATCGTGTGGCTTATCGCTCTTGAGGGAGGCTGGTGAAGTAGTGCATTAGGTCGGTGCCCTGCTTTGCGGCTAGCTCCTTGATGCGCTTCTCCTCTCGATTGACCTCCATAGTGTTAGTGCTCAAGACGCAGGCGCTAACCTCGGTGCGGTTGTTGCTGCGGTTGATGAAGCTAGTGAATGTGTATTGCATGTGAAGTGCCTCGTGAGTACCCCTCTATTATAACCACCTATTCGCCTGAATGTAAATAGGTTTTATAGTTTAATTCAAGTCTTTCTCTAGTGCGTCGCCAATGTTTTTGATTAACTCTTTTTCGAGTCTAGGTATCTCACGGCTGATGGTGCCATCACGGACAGCCCAGATATTTGCATAAGGGACGTAGTTGTAGATATCTGACTCGTTCCAGTCTTCCACATGGATGTTCCATCCACGCCGCAGCCTGCCGGTATCAACGCGGCTATTCCGTTTAGCGGCGTTGCGCCCGTCCTTTGCTGTCATAAAAATGCCGTGGCGTACAGCGTTCTTCGTGGCAGGCCCTGGGTTGTCGAATAGGGGGCCAGTGATGGTGTATCGAACTTGAAAATTAGACATAAGCTGCGAGTGCCATCTATCCTTAAGTCGCCTTCAGATTTTGCCGCTATTGCCCTTACTGATAGTGGACGGTATGGCGGCTTATCATTGGCGCGTACTTTGAATGTTCTAAGGGAATCTCGAATAGGCGCGATAGCTCAAGCAATAGCTGATGGCCTTCGCGCCTGAGCAGGGCGATCTGAGTTTTCCAATCCATTTCGCTATTGCACGTTTTCGTAATGGCCGCGTCGCCTATCGCGTCGGCGATATCTTTGTCTAGCTTGGTGAGAGCAAGTAGTATTTCGGTGACGCGGGTGCGTTGGTACAGGCTCATGCGTGCGTACTCAAACGCGTTGACGCGCAGCCCTTCCGTCACCGCCCGTGGGCGATAGCCAAGTAGCATGAAGATATAGCCCGTGTCTATAGCTTCGGCGGGCGTGATTGCACCGGGCATAGGCGCGGGCGTCGGGCTGATGTAATCAGGTAGAAACGGACTCATGGTTGCGCCTTAGATATTGGCAATTCGTGTTTTCTTGACTGCGCCAACGACGCTCGGAATACCGTTAGCATCTGTTAGCTGATAGCGCCATGCGGGCGTGACGCCGTCAGCTTCGTAGATCGTGACTATTGCTGTTGTGACATCCAAGAAGGCGTCATTGCTAGCGTCTTTGCTGGCAATAGCCGCGTCAGCTTGAACACTTGCAATCAGGGTTGCAAGGTTCGTCAATGACGTGTCTATGCTGCTTAGATCTGTGACTGGCGTCACGGGCTTGTCTTCGATGCGAATTAGGCGCGGCGTGATTCCATTGTTGAGTGCATCGATCGCTTCGATGACTGGGGATAGATCAATGCTGACGTCTCCGGTCGCGGTAATAGTGGCAGTCTTCCAAGCGATATCACCGCGTGTGATGATGGCTGATTGAGCCGTGCTGACTGCGTCTGTGACGGGCGTCAAGTCGGGCGCTGATTCTATGCCGTCTATGGCTGTCAATACGGGCGACAGGTCGGCGATCGGCGTAACAGGCTTGTCGGCTATTGCCTGCAAGATTCCCGCGTTATCAGGCGCAACAGAGTTGAACCCGGTTGCCGTCGCCCAAGCTTCATTGCCGCGTGTGATGATAGCCGACTGAGAAGCGGTAATTGCGTCTGTGATAGGCGTCAAGTTTACATCTGGCGATGCTTCGTCAATGGCCGCAAGCACAGGCGCTAGATCGGTGACTGGTGTTACGGGTTTTGCGTCTATGGCATCCGTGATAACATCGCGCGCTGCTGTTAACTCAGATGTTTTGGCTATTGCACTCAAATCGACCGTGCCGCCCGTGGGCGCATTAGCGAGTGCTTCAGCCGTAAAGGCATCACCCGTGCCATCAATAAGCCCGAACAAAGTCGTAAGCTGATCGGCTTGGCCACTCGTTAAGCCACCGCCCGTGCCGCCGCTGCCTGTTGGTGCGAACTGTAGTGCGGTGGAATTAAACGATAGGTCATCAGCCGTCAATAGCACATCAAATTTATTGGCCAGTGCCGTGAGTGTTCCATTATCGGGCGCGACAGTATTGAACCCGGTTGCTGTCGCCCAGGCGCTATCGCCACGCGCGATGATAGCTGATTGCGCTGCTGTGATGTTTGCCGCTGTCGCTCCAGTTGCCCAGCGCGCATCGCCAGCCGTAATCACCGAAGTGACATTGGCGGGCGTAGCGTACCCAGTCGCCTTGAACGTGGCAGCGTTGGCAGTCGTTGCGACAGTGTCTAGCTTTGTTGCTCTGGCATCGCTAAGCCGCGTCAGCAAAGTGCCGATGCCGGTATTATCTGGAGCAACACTATTGAACCCGGTTGCTGTGGCCCAGGCACTATCGCCGCGTGTGATTACAGCGTCTTTTGCAGACTCTACGACTGTTGTGATGTCAGTCAGCGTCGCGCCACCGCCTGCGCTTACATTGGCGATCGCATCAGCTAGCACCGCTGCTGTTATCTCTTTTGTTCCATCCCATAAATACTCGTCGTCGCCATCGCTATCAACGACAACACCGCCCGCTGTAAACTCTACTATGTAGCGGCCTGCGGCTAAGCCTGTTGGGAGCGCTGAATAGAATAGCGTGGGGACAGATTCTATAGAGATGTTTGGCAATGTCACGGTTTGCGCCAGTGCCAAAGTGAGCGGGTTTCTCAGTAGTGCGCTAACTGCCAAGCCAGTGCTTTTAGCTTTAAATACAATCGTCATTCTGTTCCTTCAAAAAGTCGGTTAAACAGCCAGTCCACATGTAAGCGCTGAACAATAAAAAGCCCGCCAAGGAAATGACGGGCGCAACGATAAAGAGCAAGAGCCATGAGACGGTGCTCGTCGCTAGGTCAGTTGTCGGGCAAGTGAGTGCCGAGTGTTCCGCTAGCCTTTCGCCTGTTTTTCCTATCTTCGAGAATGGCGATCGCGGCTCGAACATGTTTTAACGCCTCCTCGTTTTCTTTACAAGAAAATTTACTGAGTTGGTAATAATTTATTTGATGCTCGATGATGCGCAAGACCGTTAGGGTTGGAGCACCATTCTGGTTCTCAGATAGCGCCCCTTCGATCGGCCCGCGCTGCCATGCGATACAAACGCCAGGAGCAAAGCTCTGCCCGCCTTGGTGATTGCCGTCTTCATCAGTCCAATTCTGCGCAGTAAATTTTGTATCGTCAATCTTGGCTTTAGTCATGGTGTTCGCCTTGCTAGAAAGAAAGGTGCTTAAGGTTTGACATTATCGAGAAACTTGGCATCTAGAAAAGGTGCCCGTCGCTAGGTCACCGCGCTGCCATGCTACCTATGCGTGTCGTCCTCTTCAGCAGCGATCGCAAATTCTCGGCTGTAGTCTGGCTTCACTAGTTTTGGCCGGTTCGTTAGCCATGTGGAAGGATCTATCGCTGCCTCTGAAGACGACAAAGTAGAGCGCCCTTTCAAGAACTCGTGCCGCGCCATCGTGTTGTGAGCATCGGCAAGCGCGTTGTGAAAGCCATCTGCTTGTTTCGGTAGCGCATCAGCCGGACAGCCAATCCTTTTCGCTTCCTGCTGTATGTCGTTTATATACATCGGAAATCCGTCTGGCAGGTCAATCATTTTGCCAAACAACTGACAAAGCGCTACCCAGTCATAAGACCCATAGTCAGCCCAGATTTCAGGCTGTGGTGCTTCGGCTGGCAGATACCAACTCACGTTTGAGTTCGCATCTGTCAATATCTTTGCACCAAGAAACTCCGCCACATCGTGCTTTATAAATTCCTTTGTTTTCCAAAAGGGATCGATGGGCAGCATTGGAATGTTTTTGTTAGGGCCTTTGAACTCAACACCCATTGGCTTAAGGACATTCTTTCTAACCCAGCTGTCAGCGGCATGGAAATCACAGGTTCGATTGCCTAAGTACAGCTCTCTACCATCCTCAGCAACAATGCCAACGCTAATAAGGTCAATAGTTGAGCCGTTTTCGATGAATTCAGTATCTAAGAAATATTTCATGGTGGTGTACTCTCGTATGGATGTCCTGAGACTAGCACCCTATCTAGCGAATAGTTTGAGTACGCATAGTGTCGGCAATGCTGAATAGAATAGCGAACTGCCAAGCCAGTGCTTTTAGCTTTAAATACAATCGTCATTTTGTTTCCTCAAAAGGTCGTCTATGCAGCCAATCCACATGTAAGCGCTAAACAATAAAAAACCCGTCAAGGAAATGACGGGCGCAATAGCTAAAAAGAACAGCCATGATGCGGAAGTTTTTAGATAGCTAGCCATAGTTTTGTGCGTGCGTTTTTGACGATGATCTAAGTCGGTGGTGCACTCTCGTATGGATGGCCTGCCACCAGTGATGGCGTGCTGTACTTGTGCCGCAGATATCCTTCGGCGCGCTGCCGAAGTGCATTGTCAGAGCTGCCGAATACTAAAACGCTCTTTATTGCCCCATAAAAGAAATCTGTACTTGCGAAGTGTCCTATTACTGACTGCGGCTCATTCAGATTGATGAGAGTTGAGCTATTCGCAGAGCTAACAAAAGTTTTGCTATTGCCGTTGATAAATGCGCTCGCTTGTCCGTACGTAGATCCGGCGGTTCTTCTGTAGCCTGCAATGTTGTAA